ATGCTTGCCTGTTTAATTGGCTTCTCATTGCATTCGTTTAATGATTTTTGATTTTGATTTCCTGAGTTGATTATTTTTGCCATACCTGATAACCTTTTAGTTAGTTATGCTTTCATTTACATAAATGAGAATCCAAATGGATAAATTAGAAATTAAATATAGAACATATTTCAAAGGAGTTCCTCCCAAGAAGATTAAACTCAAGATACCAGGCTGGTCTGGGAGCAAGGAACATGGCGATGGGTCAAAACCTCAGCCTTGGCACTGTGTTCCATTTGTCGAAGGGTCTACTTATGGTTTGGAATTGATTTATCCATTTGAGACGGAATGTGTAGTTACAAAAAAAGATGGAAAAATTAAATTTTTAGGAGACTTTTCCAATGAGTCTCCTTGGAGCGAAAGCGGAGATCCTCCATTTTCATCCTTTGCGCAGGACCACTATGGGTTCACGTCCTCTTTAAATTTAAAACCTCCCGAAGGGTTCTCAATTAGAATCGAACCACACCCTAGATTTTTCACAGATACTTCTGGCACAGTTCCTATTGCTGTGCCAGGGCATATACAGAGGTGGTGGCCAAGAATATTTTTTGTAGTTTTTAAATCTCCAAAAGAAGGAGAAAAGCATATATTTAAATGTGGAGAGCCTTATGCAAGTTTGTTAGTTGTTCCAAGCAAGATTGATTACGATCTTAAGAAGATGAGCGAAAAAGAAGTTAATTCTATGAATTTGCGTGATAGTAGAATTGTAAATTCAAAAAAAAGTATTTGCAAACATAATTGGCATGACCATGTTGGAAACAATTTTGATGACAAGTATAAACAGTTGAATAAAATATGCGGCATTCACGGGGAAGAACATTTAGACGAATACTTAAGAAGCATCCAGTGCCCTAAAAGAAATACTAAGTTAATAGGAAATTTTGTAAAAGTAAAAAATGAGACACTTCAAAATAAAAAAAAGAAAAAATAGGAAACCAGTTTTTATATGGGGAAATAGAGGAAGTCTGGCCAATCCAAAATTTCCTAGAATAATTTTTTGGAAGATTAACAAGCCAGAATTTTTTGTTGAATTTACATTTAAAAATTAAGCAGCTTGTTTCATTGCTTGAGCATATGAAATAATTGTTTCTGCATCCGTGTCTTCGGGTAAATGTTTCTCTAAGTTCATGACATGCTTTTTAAGACTCTCAATATCTACTACTGAAAACAAACCAAATGCATCTTCCATGTCTTTTGGTCTGCCTGTTGTGAGTTTCATAATCGCAAGCACAGACGGATCTGCTACTTTAAATTTTACTCCTCCAATGCTTGCCGTTTGAGATGTGTCCATTAAATATTTATTCAAACCTGCGTTGCCAACATTTGCGTCTAAAAAGTCAGCATCTAACTCTGGTGCCTGTATTCCTCCAAAATCGTTTCCCGTAAGTGGAGCGTGAATCATGTTGTTTCTTCCAAGGGCTTCTTTGACTTTTTCTATATTATCTGTTAAAAAATCAACGTCAGTTTTATTTGGTCGATCTATATGATGATGGCTGTATGCCATACCTCCAATCAATACCCCAGATAGTTGGTTGTCTACTATAAATTGCATTGCACTTTGTGTTTTCTTCAAAGCGTCTGGATTTTGAATTGCCATCTCTTTGTATAAACTTTTTGAATCAAACAAAAAAGAAGTTGACAAATCTACTTGAGATTCTATAAAATTTCTAAAACTCATTGTCCAAACTCATTTATCTTAAAATCGGGTTTCTTTTGAGTAACCTTGCCTTCTCCTGTTGTCGTAGATTCTTGGAATCTTTGACATAAGATTTGCAGACGAAGCGAACCCCATAGCTTGTATTCGCCTGTCATTCTTTGAACGATAACCCAGTCCTCACGCAAGTGGGGGGTATGTAATCTGGACCCTATTTTTGGAGGATGTCCGATCTGTCTGAGTACGGATTTATAATTAAATTCAAACATCATCTCGTCGGGAGAGTCAAAACCAAACGCACTCATGTAATTCTGTGAAGGAATGGGTTCATATATCCCGTAAAGTTGTATAGGGTTGTTAGAGAAAATCTTTCCTCTATCTTCCCAATACAAAGGGTCAACAGTTCCAGACTGGATAAACACTTCATGATAAAGGATGGGAGATCCGCCCATGCGTATAATTTCCTCGTCCCACATGTTGAAAAGATCATGTTCTGGGTTTTCTGGGTCAAATTGTTGAATGTCTCCAACAGGCTTGTAAGGCGTTCCGTCTTGATTTCTTAACATGAAAGTATATATGATTATGAGTAGCAAAACAGTTCAAAGAAGAAGACACTTGGCAAAAGCTGTGACTTGGAGAATTATAGCCACGTCCACAACGTTTGTAGTTAGCTGGATTTTTACCAACGATGTAAAATTTAGTGCAGGAATCGCAACTATAGATTCTTTTCTAAAGTTTTTCTTTTACTACTTTCATGAAAGAACTTGGCTTAAGTCCAAGTGGGGCATTATAGAAAGGAAATGATCATGTTGACCCTTGGGTACTTTGCAATAGCTATACTTGCAATTAGTCATTGGCTACAGGTCTGGAAAATTCACAAACACAAGGAAGTCAGAGATATATCTGTTTGGACTTATGTGTTTTTGCTTTGTGGATATTTCATACTGGCTACAAAAGCTTATTTAGACTATTCTCAAGGTAATGGCGACATTCTTTGGTTTTTTAGACAAATGGCCACCATTGCACCTGTTTCAATTGTGATATTCCAGATTCGGTTCCACAGGAAAGATCGCTGGCATGACGATCTAGACCCATATTGTGCTGGTTGCGGGCAAGAAATGGAACTAGATTGGGAACATTGCCCTTGGTGCTCTTGTAGCGACAGGCATCGCATCAAGATTAAGTCTTAGGCTTACATGTAGCGATAGTCTGGCAACTTATCCGACATGCTCAATGCTTGTGCAATTACTTGGTGCATGTCATAATACATATAGCTCCCAAGGCGACCCCCAAGAATAATGTTGCTTTCTTTAGCTTGCTTTTTGTATTTTTCATATATTTTAACATTCTTAGAATCCCTCACAGGATAATATGGAGTTTTACTTTTGTCATATGTGTCTGGGTATTCATGAGTGATTACACTTTTTTTACTTTCTTTAAATTCGAAATGTTTGTGTTCAACAATTCTTGTATAAGGGATGTCCTCATCTGTGTAATTCATAACAGAGCACCCTTGAAAGTTTCCGTTCTTTGCAAATTGGTTGTTATTTCCGAATTCCGAAACAATTTCATGAGAAAACTTTAAAGATCTGTATTCCAACTCTCCATGTCTATAGTCAAAAAGTTTATCAGGCATTCCTGTGAATATTATTTTCTTTGCAGCAGAATCTAATTCTTTTCTGTTCTCAAAGTAATCTACATTTGTTTGAATTTCAATTTTTTCATGATCAATCATGTTTTCAAACATGGCAGTATATCCATTGGATGGTATGCCTTGATACTTGTCGTTGAAATACCTGTCGTCATAGTTTAAACGAATTGGTAGTCTTTTTATTATGAAACTAGGAAGTTCTGAAGGTGGTCTTCCCCACTGTTTGGTTGTATATCCCTTTACAAATTTTTCGTATAATTCTTCCCCCACCTGAGAAAGAATCCAATCTTCTAAGTTTGGATTAGATTTGCTGCAAGGGATTTTAACCTCTTCCAACCGTTCAGCCGCTGCTCCAGGAGTTTGAACTCCCCAAAGCTGATTTAAAGTTAGAAGGTTAATTGGAAATGAAAAGACTTGTCCATTTGACTTAACTCTTCCGTGATGTTGATATCCGTTAAATTCAGAGAATCTATTTACAAATTTCCAAACCTTATTGTTGTTGGTGTGGAATATATGAGGGCCATATTTGTGAACATTAATTCCTTCAATGTTTTCAGTGTAGCAATTACCGCCAATATGATTTCTTTTGTCTATTACTAAAGATGAATGCCCCCTCTCCGCAGCATTTCTTGCGAACACACTTCCAAATAAACCAGATCCTATAATTAAAAAGTCATACATATTTTTATTTTAGCCAAATTAAAAAAAAAGACAACAGCTTTTGGCTGTTGTCTTTTGTGTCAATATCCTTTGCAATTTTTCTTAATCAATCTAATGTGATTTTTGATGTGATTGCAATTGTTCCTCCACCGGAAGGTAGAGTAAACGGTGCTCCTGAAAACTCCTCAAGCCAAAGCAAGTTGTCCGATGTATCAGTTACATAATAACCATACAATGATGCTCCGGTAGTGAATGCAAATGTCTGCTCTGAATACTCAGCAGTTGTGACTCCGCCAGACTGAACAGTTGTCCAACTTCCCCCTGTCAGAGTGATGGCAGCATATCCTGCTGCGGAGGCTTCAGTAATATCAGCAATCGTGACTGAATCAGTAATTGTCAAGTCAGTATTGTTATACAAGTGTAAAACAGGATCAGTTGCTGGAGTCATGTTTACGATATATTGAAGCAATAGGATTTCACCTTCGTCTGGTGCTACTAGTGGCATAATTTTTACCTCATTAAAAAAGATTTATACAAAGGTATCTAAGCAACAAAAATTATTTTTTTAACACTATAATACTTTGACAAAAATAATACTTTGACAAATTATATGAGAAAATCAAAACCACATCGAGAAGAGCTTGATAAATATGCCGATGACATAAAAGGAGCGGCGTTGAAATGGGGCGTAAGTGAACGCACCATTAGAAGGTGGCTTCAGAGTTATGGTTCATATCGTCCTCGAAAAGGTTATGGACCTGGAAAGTTAGATAAATTTGAGGTTGTTAAAATTAGAGATCTAATTAAAACCCATACCCAAACTGAAATAGCAGGCATGTTTGGGGTATCACAAGCTACCGTTGGAAGAGTGGTGAACAACATTTCCCATTCAACAGACATGAGGCTAAAAGGAAAAGCAGACGTTAAATTTTTCATTAAACCAACTTAAATACATCATGGCAATTAAAAACAAAGACGGAACAGTATACAAGCTTCAAGAACCAAATCCTTTGACTAAAGATCAAGAGTGGGATTTGTTGGAGTCCGATTTTGTCTTTCACAATTTCGACTGGGCTAGTAAGACGATAGCAAACGACTCATTGTCTTCTGGATTAAATAGTGATTTCAACGTGAAGGATTCAGTTATATCAGATTTTCCTGAAATAAAAGTTGAACCCAAGCCAGAGGTTGTACTAAAAGAGCCAGAGCCAGAGGTTGTACTAAAAGATCCAGAGCCTCTGAATCCTGAGCCGAAGATTGAAAGTAATCCAAAAACAAAAGCTAAATTAAAAAACGTAGTATTAATGCATTGCTCCCCAGCAGAGATCAGAGAAAGACAAGACGAATTGTATGGCGATACTTATAAGAGCATACAATATGGTGAGAAATTCACTTTTGAGGCTGTTATTGTAGAAAGGAATGATTTGTATATGAGATTTTGGACTAATATTAAACTCTCTGAAGGATCTGTTGTCTTTCCTTCAAAATATAGAGATGGAGTCAAGTTTGGTGAGCACCGTTGGTGGAGGGTGAACCAACTTGTCGAAAAATCTGGCGGACACCTAACACAAGCGGTAGTGTCTGACTATCATCCTGATTTTACTTAGTCTGGGAATATTTTAGGCGAGTTATCTTTCTTTTCTGGAGATATGGGTGAAGTAATATTCACGTCTAGTCCCATTTTCTCGAATTGTTCTTTTTGTTGCTCTAAGGCTGTGCTGAATCCTTTTTCATAAACATCAACAATTAACTGCCCAAACGCTTGATAGTCTTTTTCCGACATTATAGTGTCAGACACTCTGGTTATAATGTCTTCATTTCTAGAATATCTTTCCTGAAGCATTTCGAACATATATTTTTTAATCCCCCAGCTTAGTGGGTTGCTTAAATTTCTTAACCAGTTTGCTCCAAGTGACATTATTTTTTATTCCTCTTTTTCTTTTTCTTTTTCTTACCAAATACAAGCTTGCCGCTGCCGCCTAATCCAGAAGTGTCTCCTGGAGCACCCCAGTAATTAAAAGTATCTGTCTTTTTTCTTTTAGGATTTGTACCTGCAACTATTTCGCCTTCTATCCACTTTCTAAAGTTCACTGATTCATCCTTTGCTTCTCAAGTTCGACAGAGGCGATTATTTCACACACATCCTTACGAATAGCCAGTTGCTCTTTAATTGCTTCAAATATTATTTCTCCATTAGATTCAGATAGAATTGAAATTAGATCATCTTTAGATGACAAAGCAACTTCATGTCCGTGAAAGTGATCGAAGGTGTTTTCTTCATCGTCAAGAGGCTTTCTATAGTCATCATCTTCATCTGGCATCTGTGCAAAATTCCAATCTGTATCGCCACCATCTGCCATGTCAGGATGGTTGGCAAAAAAGTCATCAGCACTTTGTTGTTGTTGTTGTTGTTGTTGTTGTTGTTGTTGTGGTTGTGGTTGTTGTGGTTGTTGTGGTTGTTGTGGTTGTTGTGGTTGTTGTGGCACAGGTGCTTTAGTCCAATTGTCGGTCCCTCGAAGAGCAGCACTAATTTCTTCTTTGTGGTCGTCGATAAATCCCATAAGTTTAACAGCGTCCGGGTCTTTACTGCCTTGGACATGTGTCATAAGAGATAAAAATCTGTTCTTTTCTTCTGCCTGCATTTGAACTATTTTTTGGATTTTTTCATTTATATCAGATGTGTTGTTCAACTCTTTTATTTGTTTATCGTAGTCTTGAGAGTCTGACCTCGCTTTGTTATGACGTTGACCTTTATTTTTTTCATCATCTAAAACCATCTTTTCTTCTGGTGCTCCGATGTCTTCTTTTTCGTCGTCTTTACTGAAAAAACCATCAATCAAGTCAAAATACGTTTCCTTATTGTTATCATTATTTGTGAGTACTTGATAATCTGATGCGTCTTTGCCAAGTTTGTCGTTGAAAATATTCATTGCTTCGGCGTATTGGCTTTTTAGTTCTTTTTTTAATTGAGCTTCATCTTTTCCATCTTTTTTAGATTTTTCGTATAAATCAAGTATCGCCTCTGTCCATGCGTTAAGAATCCTCTCTGGAGCAAATCTATTGTCTAAGGGCGGTGCGTCTGGATGGCTTTTCTTGAAATTTCCATAGAGTTTTGATATATCGTGCCCTGTCTTCTCTAACGTAGCTGTTTCTTTCGAGGCTCTTGCTCCTGTTCGTTTTGTTTGTAGAACAATCTTGCTTGGGTCATTAAGTTTTAAATCAACTGCCCTTTGTCTTTGAACTCTAGTTCCTATTCCCGATATGTCTCTTTGCAATTGACTGTTTATCCACGCCCTAACGTAATTGTTTAGCACCTTTCCTGCGCCTTTTTCTAGGTCAGATAAATTCGGACCTTCAGAGTCTTCATCTTTTTCAATAGTTTCCTTGGCTATTTTGGTAAAATCTATCCTCCTAGAAAATTTTTCGTCAACACCATATCCTTTTTCACGCAACTTTTTGATCAAAGAATCTGTAAAGTCTTCTACTTCACGCAGTCCAGAACCATTCCTGACCATATGATCTTTTGCAAGATCTATTATTAAATCTTTGTTGGATTCAACCCATGGCCTCATAAATTTGTCTTGTTTATCAAGAGAACGGTCGAAAATTTTCTCTATTGCGGATTTTGTTGTAACGTTTCCTTCTGAGTCTGTAATGTCTGATCCGAAAAGTAGTGATACGATCAAAGTTTTTAAAACGGCATCCGGGTCTGATCTATCGACCCCTGATCTAAAAGTGGATTGACCCAGATTTTGTTGTGCCCCAACAACTCCGAAGCTTCTTGAACCTTTGTTTACGGTTTGACCTCCAGGCTTAAGTATTTGTACAAATTTTGTTTCTCCAGCATCTAAAGAATCGCTTACTAAGGCAGACACATCTTTTTTATGATTTTCAACAGATTCACTTATTCCAAGTTTACCGATCTCTTCAGAGGATAGTTCTCCAGGTTCTAGTTTGGGATTCTTCTTTAGAGTGTCTGTTATATGTTTGTAGTTGTCATCTACTTTTTTTCTTAGAGTCGTGGGTGTCGCTGCTCCATTGTAAATAACGGTTGGCCAAAATTCTTTTTGTTTGGGGTCGTTTTTAAGGTAAGGCACTTCGACTCTTCTTCTATTTGCACGAGTTCCCTTGGTTACTGTTCTGAACTCTACGTTTTCAAAGTGTCCTTTATTTTTTAGATGTTTTATTTGATCCAAATTCATAACAGCCTGAATTTCTTCCTGTTCTCTGTTAACGTACACTTTGCCGCCAACCACAGAGTAGGCTGGACTTTTGCCTCCCGCCTTGAGAACGCTTTTGTATTGTGGATCAACTTTCATTCCTGATAGTTCTCTGCTGCTTCCAAGACATCCTAAATGTGCATACTTTCTATACTCGCTCATGAAATCATTTGCGCCACTTTGGGACATGGTTATAAAGTTTTTGCAAGCTTGCTGTTCATGTTTTCCATCTGCTGTTTTTTTTACGTCTTCTGGATCGTGATATAAGTTAAAGCCACAAGTTCCGTTTTTGGATTGTTCGTTATATTTTTTTATTGCTTCTTCTCGAAGTCCAGGATTAACAAAATCATTTTGGAGTTCTGAAATAAGCTTTCCGTTGACGGGTCTTTCTAGCTTGTCTATGAGCATCATGGCATTTGTTTTCATCGCTCCAAAATCAATTTCAGGATTTCCGCTGCCCTTTCCTTTAAGTACAACATTGTACTTGTGATTCTTGAGTGATTTTAATGACTCTTCCCAAACAGCAAATCCTTCATCACTGCTCAAGTCATCCAACAAATCGGCTTTATCTCCTGCTGCCTTCATTTGCTGCCTCTTTGCGTCCATTAGTATGTCAGAGTATCTAATTCGCAAAGCTTGCGATTGGAGTTCAGGAGGAAACTGCATAAGCCACAAGGAATCTTGTTCATCTAAAAATATATAAGATTTAACAGTTCTGTCTTTGTGTGCTGCATCTACTATATCTTTGTTGAATTCATTCAACACAAGTCCCATGTTTGGCAAATTTGGAGCAAATGCACCAATGGTTTGATAGTCCGTAGAAGTTTTTTCCACTCCCTCAATGAATTTTGAAAAACTTATATCAATCATTTTGATTCCTTAATTTCATTTTAATTAGGCATTAATCTATATACCAACGTTATGAGTAATTGTAGTAATAATACTTTAGTTATTGGTCGTCCAACCAAAAATGCTATGGCGTCAACCCAGTGTTCTTCTGCTTGTTCCGATTTAGGACATGTAGACCCTTTGAATAAGAACGAATTGGGTCCACGTAAAAATAGGGACAAAGTCAGAGAACAAATTAGGGATTACATCCTCCACATGATGGGTGCGCCTGCTATTAAGCTTGAGTGTGACGAGCAAAATGTAGATTTTGCTATAGATCAAGCTTTAAAAATAGTAGAGGATTACGCTCCAAGAGAGTTTTTTAGTTATTATGTGTTTTTAACTACGCCCGGAAAAAGTGTTTATGAGATGCCGCCTGATGTAGGGTATGTCAGAAATGTATTTTACAAAGAGCAAGGAACATTCGGGTTTCAGGCATCTGATTTAGACGGCGCAATACCTATTGAATACTTTTATCCTGGCGGTAGCTACGCATCTATCCAAGGCGGACTAATTGATCCCATCCAGCCAATTTGGGGACGAATGGGAGAGTGGGTTTTATACAAACAGTACGAACAGATGTACTCAAGAACAAGTTCGAATTTAGGAGGCTGGGAGTGGGTTGGAGGATATAGAAATATTAAACTTTACCCAATTCCTTACAAATCCTCGCAAGTTATTGTTCATTACATGGAAAAGTGTAAAGACTGGCAAGAGGTTACTCAAGCAATGCAAGAAGGTGCTTTAACCTATCTTAAAGAAATAGTAGGCAGAATAAGGTCTAAATATCCAGCACCTCCTGGACCTGGTGGCGGTATGCAATTGGATGGACAGTCTCTCATTCAAGAGGCAAGAGAAGATCGCCAAAAATGGTTTGAAGATTTAATTTACAAATTTGGAGACATACTCCCAATTAATTTGGATTGATAAATATGGATTTTAAAAATTGGTTAAAACTGGAAAGTATTGACGAGAACACTTCCTTATCTGAGTGGTTTGAGAGCAACCTGTCGGAAGCAAAAGGAACCAGATATAGTGTAGAAGTCAACTACAGGAGCAAAGCATCAGAAGCTTTGGACGCCTTTGCTAAGATTGCACTAGGTTATGTGAGTGCAGCTATGAAGAAAAACGATTACCACGTTAAGCATGTGTTTGATGAAAATCCAATGAGAATATTGGTGTCAAGTAGAAACTGGGACGATGGTGAATGGGTAGGTGTAGTTCACTTTAACCCAGATCACGGGTGTTTTGTTATATCTAAGAGCTTTTACAATAAATTAAGAAAGACAGTTTCCTTAAAAGGAAGTAAAAAATGCAGCGGAGACTCTGCGTCTGAAATAGCAAAAGATTTAAAGAATCTAATGCATTCTTTAAAAGATAAACCCGATAGACATAAAGAAAAGCTAAAGAGCGTTCCTTTGAAGCGTGGGCCTAAAAGATAATGCATATTTCGTTTATCAATTGGCTAGAGAACAGAAAATTGGATAACAGGGACACAGAGAAAACTGCTGGAATATTTTTTACTAATGGCAAAAAGGTTTTATTGCTTCAAAAACCAAACAAGAAGTGGCAATTGCCTGGGGGTCATGGAAAAAAAGGAGAAACCGCTCATGAAACCGCAAAAAGAGAATGTCTAGAAGAATGCGGAAGTGTAGAGGGTAAAAGTTTAGGATCAATAAAAAACGACAACTGGACTGCCTTCTTCTATAAAGTTGAAAAACTTTTTGACTGCAATTTAAGCGATGAGCACATAGACTGGGAATGGACTGACTTGGACAAGATCAAAGATATCAATTTGACAAAAAAGTTTAAAATCAATTTAGAAGAACATTTGAAATTTTTAAAATCCTTGAGAGAACGCTTTTGATGGAACCTGCTTTAGCTCAGGTATTCGAACAGCAATGTTATTCCAGTTTGTTTTGACCCAATTCATAAACTTGGCCTCAGCTTGTCTTGGTCCTGTTTCGTCTGTTCTTCCGAGAGTTTGTCTCTCTAATTCGTGTGTTGCTTCATGAACTATTGTGCTTGCTATTTCTAAAATAGCTTCAAGACTATCTCCATGTTCCTGAACATGCCTTCTTATGTTGACCCGAATAGTGTCAGACGGATTGATTTGATTTAGATCTATGTCTGGAACATATTGCTTAATTACCACATTGGGAATGCTATTTATTTTATTTGAATTCATCACATCGTCTCCAAATCTCATTCTTAATTTGTTTAGGACGGAAGATCCAATTTGTTTTTTATCTTCAGAAGATGTATAAAGCCCATAAGCTCCAGAGTTCAGCGTTGCTATTGTGCTTATGTTTGCCAGCAAAGACTGATTAGTCATTGAATCGTACATCCTGACCAGTTTTACAGCATATTTAGCTTTGTCATAGGCTGCATCTATCTGAGATTCGTCAACATCTTCGGTGCCTATTGTGTTTAATTCGAGCCAATTTTTAAAATTCATATAATTATTTATGAATCAAGCCACAAATTTATAGAATTTATAGTTCGAGTATTTAAGCCTGCTTTTTTAAAATCATCTTCACTCGTGAAGCGATCACTTTCTAAAAAAGACAACAAGATGTCACAGGTTTTTCTTCCTACGCCTTTAATTGACAATATCTCTTCTTCTGTGGCTTCGTTTATCTTGGCAAATCTGTAAGAAGTTTTCCCACATCTATCCACTTGGACATCCGGTTCCAAATCAAAATCGTGAGCCTCTTCAGTTCTGCACTTAATACAAGTTGCGTTTCTTTCGCCATTTGGATCATTATCGACGTGTGGCATATACGGTTCGTTACAGCCTATGCATCGATCCTTAATCATTGGGTTTTCGCAATTTTCATAAAGCCCAAGTTCCTGAGCTTGCTTGACTAGCTCATCCAACGCCTTCGATGCTTCGGGATTGCTTACAATCTTGTCTGCTCTTTTTCCCGCTCTAAAATCCTTCCAATTCAACAAAGCCATATTATTCTCCCTTTTGAAGTGATGCTATCTTGTTCGCAGCATTCAAATAGCCTTCAAAACATTCACCACAGTCGGCCCACCATCCGTCAATTTTGTAGGCTTTCAATTGATCTCTTTTTAAGTAATAATTATTGACATCTGTGATCTCTAGCTCTCCACGATTACTGGGCTTTAGTCTGTCTATTAAAGACCAAACCTCAGAGTCGTACATGTAGAGACCTGTGGCGATTAAATTTGACTTTGGTTGACTTGGTTTCTCTTCGATGGTTGCAACTTTACCATTTTCGCCCATCTCCACAACGCCGTAATGTTGTGGATTCTCAACCTCGGTCAAAAATACTCTGGCTCCTGATGGATCATTCGAAAACTCAGAGACTTGCTTTGAAAAGTCATTTTCGAATACGTTGTCGGCTAGTATCACACACATAGGGTCGTTGCCAACAAATTCACGAGCAAGCCCAAGTGCGTGAGCAATTCCATTGGCTTCTTGTTGGTATGTGTAGTGAAGTCGTTTTAGGCCGAATTCTTCTCCATTGCCCAATATTCGAAGAAATTCACCCGCAGAATTACCACCACATACTAACAGGATGTCATCAATTCCCGAATCAACCAATGATTGTATTGGATAATATATCATTGGTTTGTTATAAACTGGGAGCAAGCACTTGTTCGTTACATGGGTCAAAGGCCACAATCTCGTTCCTAAGCCGCCAGCTAGAATTACACCCTTCATATTTTTCTCCATTGTAGATATATCAACTAATAGAGTGTACTGAAATTAAGAATTTAAATATTTTATCGCTTACCACTTCAACTAGTCGGCGGATTAAGGCTGGGTTCATGTAGTTCCCAGTTATTGATTCGAAGTCCTTTGTGCAATTTAAAACTCCATCTACGTCTAGAAATATAACTTTCACCGTTTTATCTCGCATGAACAGAAGGATTTTCTGCCAACTCAACCACTTCAACCCTAAAGTCTACATAATCTTTTACTTTATTCTGCCATTCGAAAAAACGGATGTTCCAGCCTCTTTCTTCAACAAATTCCACATCTTGTTCTGTTAAGAAACAACATCCGTTTGGCATCCACTCTTTTGAAAGATTCCTTTTCATCCATTTTTGACACACTTCTTCAGTTTTGAACAAAGGAACAACAGTTCGTCCTTCGAACTCATACACTACCAGCGGCACCCAAGCCTCTTTGCCACATTCATTTTGTATATCCAGATAAGACATATCTCCAGCGGTTGTTACTGCGGCTATAAACATAATCAAACTCCATTTACGATTTTGGTGGTAGAACTGCATTCAGGGACTTTTGGTACTCGCCAGTCAAAAGCTTTTCTCGACCACATAGGCAGATTGGAATGACTTTTCTGGGGTCATCCAATCCTTTGTCGTCGATACAGTAAGACAAAGTTGGTTCAATCCAGTTTGTGTCACCGTTGATTCTTTCAACTTCTCGAAGAAGAATTTTTTCCATAACTGCTCTGGATGGGCGAGGACAGTAAATTTCATGAGCAAACCGAGAAGCTAAGGCACCGCTCATGCTATTCTTGAATAAATTCAGATCATTCACTGTGGCCAAGCAAAGCATTTTCACATTTCTAGCCTTGTTTCCAATCCTGAAGTTCGTTCTTCGAATTTCTGCCCTATGATCCAAGATACCCAGTAGCCACCTGAGGTGATTCTCTGGGGCTTTTTCTATTTCTTCCACAATCAATACTGGCGGAATAAACTCCGATTCTAAGAGCAATTTAGAAACACCTGCCTCAGTCATGCTGGTTGCGTCAAACTTGATAAACGCTTCATTTTCTGGCCCAAGCATTTTGCTTACTGAAATCAGAATGTCAGATTTTCCGCAACCAGGCGGGCCGTGTAAAACACAGTGAAATCTATTCTTCATGTTGGAGTCTTTAAATGCTTCCAATGCTGAATAAACTATATTTACATGGTGCTTTCTTTCGTAGATGTGATCAAAAAACCCATTTTTTTCAAGCTCTATTTGACCATAGTCTTTTGGCTGGTTGTTTTTTTTGGACTCTTTGTCCTTTTTCGTCGCAATGCCTAAAAGATCACTAGCAGACTTAATTTTCCACGGAAACTTACCATAGGCAGAAGATTTAGACTTTTCATCTATCGCAGAAACAATTTTAGCCCACTGTGAATCTTTGGTGCTTGCGAAGCCCCTGCTTCGATCAAACTTTATTGTTTTGGACCACTTCCACACGCCATCGAAGATTTGAGGACCTTTGCTAGAAGCTACAGAATAGGACCAATTCCTTCCACGATTTCCAGACAAGGATCTCTCAATCAGTTTTTTGACAGATTCTTCAATTTTTTGACTATTCGTTCTCTGTGTGCAAGATCTCTCAAGCACGATTTTGTACGACATGTTCCACTCCAAGTCTCAATAGTTGAAAGATTTCACTTACATCATACTGAAAATTTTGGAGGTGTAAATCAAAAATCTTGCTAATCGATAATGATTTCTACGCCATCCATCGGATCTTCATTTAAGAGAACATCTTCTTGAGAATCTTGGACAGGCTGTCCTTCATTGAGTTTTTTTTCGGTTTCGTCCACCACAACCTGCTCTACAGTTCCTTCGGTAGTCACCACATCTGGTTGGTCCATGATTAATTTGTCGGTCATTTTATCTTTCCTTTCTGGATGCGAAATTGTTTTAACCAAGCGAGCTTCATTCTTTTTTACCAACAGCATGAAGTAATTGTCGCCTCGCCATTCTCCGTTTACAGGAACACGTCTTGCTCCATCAAAGGATGCTTTTGGGAGATCAAGTGTCCCTTTTGTGTTATTTCTATATAGATACTCGCCGTCACCTCTTAAGGCGTGTTCTAGCTTTTTTTTTCTAGCGGCTTTAGCCTCATATTGATTTTTAAGTTTTCTTTTCATTCTTCATTCTCTCTTTCTGTGAATTCTTGTTCAAAAATTCTATTTACTTATTCTTTTAATGTAGTTAGAATTCAAACTTATTTAGAAGATTTCAAGGATAATGGAAAAATGAGCAAAAAAAATCATCCGCATAAATGGGTAAATATCTATCCTCAAGGCACGAAAGAGGGAGACGAGGAACAAAAGTTCTTTATCGCACTGGCTCGTCATCCTAAGTATGTGTGGAGAAGCACTTCTGCTCTTGCAAAGGAGTCGGGTCTCTCGTCGGAAAGAGTTGATGAGATCATAGTCAAATATTATAACAAGGGAATGATATTTCAAAATCCGAAGAATGAAGACCAGTGGGGATATTGGGAGCGTTGTCCATCATCTTTTTACGACAATAAGAAAAATTCTATAGCAAAAGTAGATCAGGAATCTAGAATAGACAGTGTTTCGTCAGCAATTTGGGACTGGTCCACGGTTTCTAAGATTACTGCCGAACATCACCGTGGTCTTATCTAACAGACGAGCACCCGATGCGATCAGCACGGCTAATCACTCAACATCTCATAAAAAGAAAAAGCCCGCTATAGCGGGCTTTTTCAATATAAAAACAAATGAACTTATGATTATTTTTTTGTTCTTCCCATTTGTGCTGCGTCGAGATCGTGAGTTGATTTTTTAGGAGCAACCCAGAGATTCGGGTATTGTGCAGAGAAGTATGCAGGAGGATAATTTGCACTCCATCCTGTTCTTGCACGATTTTCGTCCGTGGTCTTTTCAGACGTTGGCTCTTCTACAACAAAGTTAGTTTCGAACGGTACAGGTAAAGAATTATCGTCTGCCCACTGTGTGAATGTCTTTAAACTCATAATATTTTCCTCTGCAAATAGTATTGCTGACTTATCTTATATAGTTTCCTCCATTGATTTTTTTATTTTTCTTATTTAAAATCAATGTCGTATTTCAAGGTATTTATGATATGAGTGACAAAAATATTAAACAAAATATTCGTTTGATACCAATTGATCCAGAAGATAAGCATTCTGGAGCATTGGCCAAAAACGTCCATTGTAAGTGCGAGTTTTGCAATAAGACATCATTGTTTGACTCCTTTTCTATTGAAATCTGTGAAAGGATGTCGGGAAACTCCTTCTATTGCCCGTTTTGCTTGAGGAATGGATACGATAAAAAAAACAACAAACACATTTTAATTTTAAGCTTTAAAGCTATATCTGCACATTGGTTCTACAAACTGCACAAGGGAAGAAATGAAATATGGCTTTCTGAAATTAAGGATCAATTAAAAAAACATGAAGCCGTTGGTCTCATGAATCCGGCGTTCAATTATGACCCAGAAACCTTTCTTTGGTTTATCGATTTCTCCAAAGTTGGAAAAGGAAAAAGAGTAAAGCTGTCCGAGGTGCTTTTTACCGTTGATTCAATGATGCCTTGTTTCGGTTTAGAGAAACATGTTTCTCTAAATTCGATCAAGTTACTCAGAGACAAATATAGAGACGCCATTGAAAAGTTTCATTCCAAACGATACAGGCCGAAAAATAGGCCACAATTAATTCCAACTCTGTCCTTGGCAGGCCAGTCAAAGAGCAGTTCTAGCTTGAGAAACTTTTCTATGGATAATTTGAAAATTAAATTGTAAATCACGTTGACTAATCTTAATTTAATCACTAAAGTAAAAAACATACAAACTAAGGACTCTTTTTTAGGAGAAAACCACATGAGTCAAATGCCAGTAAAAGTTTCTACACGTACCGTGGAAGGAGCTTCTGTTTATGAAGCAACTGTACAAATTCCAGAAATTCGACCAACTAAGTTAGTTCGAAAAGCAGATGGCTCAACGAGATTCCCATCTCGCAGTGCCGCTCTAACTTCTGCCCGAAGCCTTGCTAAAAAGCTTGGATATGTTGATGGAGTTGAAGACACTGGTAATACTGCCAAGAACAGAAAAACCAAGTAATTAATATGCCTCCTATCATGTTGGACTCGATGGCATCATGCACTCGGATTCAAATATGAGAAAAAGACAAGCTCTTTGAGCTTGTCTTTTTTTTTGCTAAAATCTCACTACAGTTTTATTATTTTTTGCACTCATGGTGCATAGGTTATTTTGTCTACGGCCTGCCTAACGCTTTCAACACGGCTTGTCTTCTTTTTCTTTCTACTTCTCTTCTCTTTTTAGAAAGTCCGCTAACGCTTAAAGATTGAGACGACACATTGTTTTGAAGGGCTTGTTGTCGTATTTGAGCAGGCGAGGAACCATTGCTCAAAACCCCCCTTTTTGCAGGACCAGCTATTGGCCTTCTTCCTACTCCTCTTTTCCCTTTTCCGCAACCACATCCCATTTTTCACCTCCTAAAGAAAGACTTTTTTAATTGCTGGCTTGATTTTTTGCTTGATTCGCAACTTTTTTTTTCTACATCCGCAAGGTTTGCGTTTTTTTTGAGTTGGTCTTACTTTTTTAACTTTGACAATACTCATAAAATTATATAGAATTTATTAGTTATTATTCTAAGGAGCCAAAGATGCAAAAAGAAGAATTAGAAGAACTTTTAAAAGATAGTCTTCATAAATCTGAATGTTTATTTAACCACAAAAGGTTTAAGGAATCTGAAATAGTTCTGAGTCAACTTTTGAAGGTCGATCCTGAAAACTTCAAAGCTATGCAGCTTCTCGGATTGTGCCACTATAGAAAGGGCGAAAACGAAGAAGCTATAGAAAAATTTTCTGAATCTTTAAAAATAGATCCATCTAATTCAGAAAATCACAACAACTTATCGTTGTGTTACGGCAAAACTGGCAAGGTAGAAAAAGCTATCAAACACATGGAAAAAGCTATAGAATTAAATCCCAATAAGGAGAATTACTATAGCAACTTAGGCATGCTGTGCAGGCAGGGTGGAGATACTGGAAAAGCTATAGAGCTTTATAAAAAGTCCATAAAAATAAATCCTAATTCTCAACATTCTTGGATCAACTTAGGTTCTGCTTATGGGATCTTAAAGGAATTAGATAAAGCAATCGAATGTTTCGAGAAGGCTATAGAGATAGATGACAAGCCTCAGTATCACGTTGACCTTGCATACGCCTACCATCTTAAAGGCGAAATGAAGAAGGGATGGAAAGAATACGAACACAGACTGAGCTACTTCCCGCAATTGAGAAAAGTAAGAAAGGCATATGATGAAGAAAAAAGATGGACAGGGCAAGACATAGAGGGCAAGAAAATAGTTGTATATGGCGAGCAGGGCAAAGGAGACTTAATTCAATTTTCTAGATTTATACCAAAACTATGCGAACTAAGTCCAAGTTCAATCGTTTTTGTAGTACCAGAAGGTACAGAAAGTCTATTTGAATTTGGATGTTCTTTTGTCACCATCACATGCGAAGATGTAAAAGATTATGATCATCATTGCTCCGTCGTCAGTTTGCCAAGTTTACTCGAAATTAAAGATCTCAGCTTACCACCAAGTGAATCTTTCAGAATAAATCAGAATAAAAAAATTGATTTGAGTGTAGATAATGAACTCTTCAAAGTCGGAATAGTTTGGGCAGGCAACCCTCAGCATCCTAACGACCTAAACAGATCTTTTCCTTTGAGGTTTTTCAAGCCTATCGAAGAAGTTCCAAATGTAAAATTGTTTTCTATGCAAAAAGACTTAAGAAAGAGGGCGTACCCACATCACCCAGATCCTATCGATCTAACTCAAGGTGCTGATGATATGAAAATTATAGACATGTCTAAAACTATGGAAACTTTTGAAGACACAGCTTCAATTATTAGAGAGTTAGACTTAGTTATAACAGCAGATACTTCTGTGGCACATCTCGCCGGAACAATTGGCAAAGAAACCTGGACATTGCTTCCTTTTAATCCTGATTGGAGATGGAAGCTGGAAGGTGAGCAGACTGAGTGGTATCCAAACATGAGGCTTTTCAGACAGCAAGCATTTGGTGACTGGGATGGTTTGTTTAAAGATGTTCAAAAAGAATTAATTGAAAAAGTAAAGGAATCGAAATGATTGGAATATTAGGGTTTTATAAAGAAATAAATGATCTTCGCTACAACGCTCCGTTAATCTACGGATTAGATAGAGTTGCGGAAACAGTTAAAGAGAGAAAAGAAGATTGTACCAACATGTATGATCCAGAAGTTACTTTTGACTATGCAAAGTCTAGAGTTTCCGAAGAGGCTTTAAAAGAGGCTCAAAAAGGCGACGTAGAAGTCGCTACAAAAGATTCTAATCTCTTTACATTTGACAATTTTTCATTTAATACTGTTAGTGAGGAAGTGGGAAAAGTTTTCAAAGGGTACAAGGGCGGAATTGGCCTAAGCGGAAGGATATGGTATCCACCAGCAGGGTACATGGGCTGGCACACCAACAGTAACAGCACAGGATATAGATTGTATTGTTCACATTCAGCCGTTGGAGGAGCTTCCTTCTTCAGATTTTTTGACCCCATAAACAAAGAAATTGTTACTAGCTGGGACGAGCCAGGATGGAACTTCAGGATGTTTCACGTAAATGAAGATGTTAATTTTTGGCACTGCGTATACTCAGAAACCGATAGAATAAGTATAGGATATAATTTAAATCTGGGAGATGTTTCGCCATCCAGCGATAAAGAGCAAGAGCAAGAGCAAGAGCAAGAGCAAGAGCAAGAGCAAGAGCAAGAGCAAGAGCAAGAGCAAGAGCAAGAGCAAGAGCAAGAGCAAGAGCAAGAGCAAGAGCAAAGTTCGTAGGATCAGTCTGGCGTTTAAATGAAAAAGTCTAAAAACAAAATCATGAAACCAACGAAAGTTTTGCCGCCTTTGATTTTTGGATTTTTGTTTTCATTGTTTATAATATCTCTAATTCTAAAAACGACCAATGATTACAGTTATCCAGAGAGTTATCTTGTCAAAGACTTCCCTCTACTGGAGCAACCAGATCAAATAACATGCGGCCCAACCAGTTGCGCCATGCTGATAAATCATTATGGTCACGAAGTCACAATACAAAGTGTAAGCAAAGAAACTAAAACAAAGTGGATTTCTTACAAGAACGAAAACATAGGAATGACATCGCCAGACTATATCCAAATAGCCTTGAAAAAATTTGGCATTAGATCAAAAGTTAAAACAGGAAACTTAGACCAACTTGAACACTACGTGAGCCAAGATAGGTTGCCAATTGTTTTACTTAGGAGCGGAGAGAAAACGTGGCACTATGTAGTCGCCATGGGATACAATGATAAAGAAGTATTTCTCGCAGATCCTGGTTGGGGAGAAGTGAGAAAAATCAAAAATGAAGTTTTCCTAAGATCTTGGGAATTCGCAGGGGACATGCGAGGAAACACCCTCCCGACTGACGATGTAATTTCTTTTTTGGTGCTAATGGCAGACGTTCAGAAGAAAACTATGATAGTACCGGATAAGCAATGATTAATATTTACTATAGAATAAGCAGCAATAGTTACAAAAAGGGAAAACTTCCTGGTTGTACCAAGGAACTTTGTCTTAAAAATTTTCTAGAGAATGTATATGAGCCTTCTCTGTCCTATTGTGGTGTGGGTCTGCCCTATGTAAATTCTGACATAAATATGAGGATCATAGCTGACAACTGTTCTAGCGAACTAATTGGTTGCATCAATGCCGCATGCTCCCCTTATGAAAAGGTTGAAGTTAGAGAGACGAGCAATGGTAATGCTGGATCTTTTATTTATTGTGTAGAAGATGCAATATCACATGTGGCCACAATAGATACTGCATCGAACGTTCGGTTTGGGGATAAAGAAGACATAGTTTATTTTGTCGAGGATGATTATCTTCATAAATGCCATGACTATGAAAACCCAAATCATCCAAAACTCTTAGACACTCTGAAAGAAGGTTTGAGCATTGCCGACTACTCCACTCTGTACGATCACCCAGATAAATATATGGCACAATATGAGTTTGGGGAATTTTCGAAAGTTTTAAAGACAACTTCATCTCATTGGAAGCACAGCATTAGTACAACTATGACATTTGCTTCTAAAGTTAAAACTCTCACAGAAGATTTGGAAATATGGAAAAAATGGACGGATGGAAATCACCCTCGTGATCATTCGGCCTTTGAAGAGCTTGCTTCGAAGGGCAGGAATCTATCAGTAGCCATTCCTGGACTCGCTGTCCATACCGACCTCACTCACTCAGAGCACACCTACAACGAACATAGTGGCTCTATTTTGATCGACACATGGGCGATCAATCTTGTTGAGAGGGAAATTTTAAAGGATGTGAAAGATCCTCCTTGGCATGTATTTGAAAAAGCAGAAACGCCTCTCAATAGACTTATGATGATTGAAGCCTTTGCTTTTTTGAATAAGTAAGATGAATTTTAGAACAATTACATTTCTGCCATATTGATTCTATCAATATTTTTTGGCATGGTAAAATTGCTCTCGTGAATGTGTGAATTTACTTTAATTTTTTTAATTGACCACTCCATTACAAAATTCTCTTCATGCCATATTGTTTTTATTTTAGAAGGTATCAGTGACCCTCCTACTTCTTTAAATTTCAGTATTTCTGTGCTGATTATTATGTTCCCGTTCATTCTGTGAAGATAGTTCCCTATAACTCTTTCAGTTTCAGGATCTATTAGGGTGGTTCTTTTTACTATGCCCTCACTAGTTTGGATAATTTTTCTTATGTAGACAAACTTTTCATGATATCCAGTTTGCACTGCTTCTTTATTTATTTCGCTTACCCCTATGCAGGATTTTAGCCATATTGGATTGAGTGGAGATTTTAATCTTGTTTTTCCCACATCCTCATTTTTGGCATAGTACAAAGATGACGGCTTCATTCTCTTCGACCAAAACCAGAAATTCTCCTGATTCATACCTATATCAAGCTCTTTTCCGGCGATTGAATTGCTTATCATTCTGAAGTTGTTTTCTTTTTCATAGTTTAAGTTGGCTCTAGCGTCAAAAGGGCTTCCTTTTATATCTATTTTGAAATTTTCGTATGTTATGCTTTTTATTTTGGAGTTATCGATGTTAATTGAGTCAATTAATTTGCTTATTTCTTGATCGATTTCAGGATCGTTCTTGATTTCTTTTTCTTCAATAATTGGGGGAATGTATATTGGATCTGGCACCTTTTGTCTATTTGACAAGAGCACCACGGTCAAGCAGCTTAGAATGCCTATTGCAAGTATTTTTTTCATTTTATAATCTATTGAAAAAATGTAGATTTATAACGTATATAGTTTAAATGGGCTATTAATGGCCATGCTATTGAAATGGAGAATAAAAATGCAAAACTATAAAGAGTGGAAGAAAATTAATGATTTGATGAATGAATCTTTTTCAACAAATCTAGGGGTTTCTTCACGTTCCACCGTTGGCGGTATCGTCAGCCAATTCCAGACATTTTCAGACCTCAGCGATGAGGATGTACTTGAGGAAATGAAAAAAAGAATGAAGAAGAAGAAGAAGAAGAAGGAAGATGAAGAAGATGAAGAAGATGCCGAAACTGGAGATGGAGAAATCGTAGATGGCGATGATGCTCCTCCAAAGGACAAACCTAAAGACGACGATAAAGACGACGATAAAGACGACGATAAAGACCTTTCTTTCTATGAAAAAATGAAAAAAGCTAAATTGAAAAAAATGAAAGGCATGAAGAGAAAAATGTCAAAGAAGATGAAGGAGCATGTTGAACTGGAAAACATGATCGAAGAAATGGAAGACATTTTATCCGAAGTCAAAAAAATGAAGAAGTCCATGGATGACGAAATGGACACAGAAGAAGAAGAAATCGAAATCGAAGTTGACGACGATGACGATGACGACAAGTGTATAAAAGATTCAAAAGATTCAAAAGATTCAGAAGAAGATTCAGAAGAAGATTCAGAAGAAGAAATGAAGATGATGAAAAAGAAATCCGGCAAAAAGATGAAAAAGGGTATGAAAGAATCTTCTGAGGAAGAATCTTGGTTGAATAGCGTCGAAACAATGACTACCTTTACCAATACTAAAAATTGGGACGGCATGCCTATCGAAGAAGACATGCTCATCCAGACTCAACGAGACGAGTCAGGTGCTACTGAAGAGCCAGGCCCTGGAGAGGTAGGACACGCTCCACAGCAAAGATTTGGATTTTAAACGTAGTTTATAAAATCCTTTATTCCATTTTTTATATTCCATTTAGAGCGGAAACCCAATTGGGTTTCCGCTTTTTTCATATCACACTCAGTGTGTCCTTGAAACGAGTCCATAAACGGACAGTCAATGTATTCTGGCTTGAATCCCTCTTTTAACTTCCCTTCTTGCACAAGAGCATCGCTTATCAATTTTATGATTTCATTAAAAGTAGTGGCAACTCCAGTGCCCATGTTGAAAATTCCACTGTTTCCCTTTGAGACATAGTCCAAAGCCATCATATTGGCTTCAACTACATCTTTAACATATATCCAGTCTCTTTTTTGTTCTCCATCTTTAAATATTTTTGGATTACTTCCTTCTTTCATCTGTTTGATTAATTGATAAATCATGCTTGCCCTTTTGCCTTTGTGGTACTCTCCTGGGCCGTAAACATTGCAATATCTAAGACCTGCTACACTTGCCTCATTTTGAGAAGCCCATTCAAGAACCCATTTTTCAAATTCTAATTTTGATTCCGCATAAAATGTTAAAGGGTTTGGCTTTATTGGAGAGTCCTCCAAATAAGGAGCAGGATTGTCTCCGTAGATTGCAGTAGAAGACGCAAACACAAACTTGCGGCATCCTTGCTCGTACATTCTTTCAAACAACTCTATAGCAGACCAGACGTTTGCTTTAAACATTTCTCTGTAGTCTTTGCTTTGTGTGTCATTATCAGCAGCTTGATGAAATACAACATCTATTCCATTCAAGAAAGGCCAATCCAATCCGTTTAAATGAGTGGTCAAAACTTTTACATTGCCACTGGGGTTCGATTCTGTTTTGTTCCCAGTTACTACAACGCAATTACTTGAATCTTGAACCAATGCGTTTGTCAAATTTGATCCTACAAATCCAGTTCCGCCAGTAACTAATATTTTCATTTTTAACCTTTTATTTCTATTGTGTATTTTTTATTCTTTGATAAAATTACTAGAATCATTTAAGAGGATTCATTATGGATGTTTTTGTAAATTACTGGAAAAAAGAAAAAGAACATATAATAATAAAAATAGTAGATTGGGCACATAGAAACAATATAAAAGTAGAAGATTTGAAAAAAAATGAAATCAGGCAGGCAATCAAAGGAAGGCCGTGACATCAAGTATATGTCCTAGAGGGTCTTACTACAGGCTTTAGTCGCTTTTTTAAGGCAATTCTTTTCTTCTTTGACTTGTCAAACTTGATATCATATTTTAGACTGTTATCTTCAAGCCATTTTTTAAAACTTGTTTTTTCCATAGTACTATTTATGTTTTCAAGCAGAGATTTTGTAAATGCATATTTGAAGCATGGTCTTAAGCCAATACCGCTTTATTGGGGAACTAAGAAACCAATAGGGAAACAGTGGAATGTTGGGTGGTCTAGGAAAAGGTGCCAAGAATCGTTCAAAAAGTATCCTGGAGCAAATATTGGAGTGCTTCTGGGAGAGGTAATGGACGTAGAAGGCGACTCTCCTGAAGCAAATAAGCTATTAAACGAAGTTTGCAGCGGGATAGATCACCCCAAATATAAAAGCCTAAAGTCAGTTCACCACTTGTTTCGGAGTCCAGATCCTAAGATAACGATTGCCCATTTTAAGAAGATAGAATTTAGAGGATCAAATCACCAGTCTGTATTCCCTCCAAGTCAGCACGAAAGTGGAAAGAGATACGAATGGATTGAGTGGTGTGAAGAAATCCCTGAAATGCCGAAAGAGCTTAGGGATGTATTGAAAATATCAAAGATAAAAAAGAAAAAGTCAACTAAAGAAAAAGTAAAGTTCAACGTAAATCATGTCTCTAAAATCATTCCTACGGCTCAATACCTAAAAAACAATTTAAAATTTAACTACGACGTGAAGCCAGGACACTCGAAACTTTGGTGTCCTGTTTGTGAAAATATACAATTTTTACACTCTAAAAGATTGCATTTTGAATTCATTGCCTTTAAGACTCTAGGCTTTGATTGGTCATGTTCAAGTTGTAGAGATGTTGACGTTAGAGGGCTTGTGAGAAATCTCAGAAAAGAAACAATAGTCTAAAACTTGTTTTACATGATTTCCATGTTGTTCGAGAATTGTGTGGTTCCCAAAAGTTGACTCATAGGAATTTGTGTTGTATCTTTTTGTAATTAAAGTATTTTTCATGGGAACATATCTTTCATCCCACGAGAACACTTCGTCATCTTTTTGGTGATATAACCAAATCGGCATATTTTTCTTTTCTTCACTGCATTCTTTAACGCCTTCTGTGTCCAAAATCGCTCCTGCATGACAAATAACACCAGCAAATGGACTTTCTGTTCTAGAAGCAAGCTCTAGAGCCATAACACCACCAGCAGAAAATCCAGATAAAACAATTCTGTTTCTTGGAACATCTTGCAGATCGTTATCGAGTAGACGTTCAAGCCATTCAGCAGCCTTTTGTATCCCTTGAACAGATCTTCTCTGATCTTTTAAACCGTTTGGTAAAGGATACCACTCAAAATCTTTTGGAGTGGGAGCAACTATTGCAGTATTTTTTGTTACTTTAGATGAATAATAATCTGCAATTATCCGCCCATGCTGCCCCCTGCCCGGAATGCAAAGAACACAAGAATCACAATTTGTAGACAAGCCGCTGCGGTAAATGTTTAACACGTAATTCCCCATTCAAACAAGTTTTCAGAAACCTTACTATAGCCAATATGTTTCGATATTCTTTCGTAAAGGTGTTTAGGAAGTTCATTTTCTAAAATCTTCAAAAAACCGCCTTCTATCGCCGTTGATTTATTGGATTTTTTTATAGCATCCCGAAGTCTTTTAGAACTGTATCCAGTACAAGAGTGGCAATTTACTGGATCGCCGTCTTCATTCCAAAACTCATCACTCTCTAGTTTTTTATAATCTATATTCCAGTATTTTTCGTCCCTGTTGTCTTTCACAAATTCAACTGTAAAATTTGAAAGATCATACATTAAGCCAACAAGCTCTGGAGTCGCTAACCAAAAATTACTTAAGGTTCTATATTCTAATCCGTGCAAAGGCTCACGAAACCTTCCAGCTTCTCCGTATATTTTTTTTCTTTCTTTGCTTGCTTTGTCACCATCTAAGAAAATAGATGGAATTCCCAAGAACAAATCCATCATCCTGACAGTTCTTATTCTTACCAATTGATTTTTTAGAATTTCATGACCCAGATGAATATGTCCCCCTGCCGTCCTTAAGTTGCTTCTGTGGAAAAAAGTCTCATCTGGCTCAACCCAATCAAGCTCGTATGCACATGCTTCTCTTTTGCATCCCATTTCAAGAGCTTCTGGGTGCTTTAATGCTTCGCTTGGAAATCGAGCACTTGATTTACACCAAAGCTCATATGGTTTCACAAGTTCGGAATACAATTGAAAGCATTCTCTAAAGTTTTCAATTGCTTCTTCCTTGCTATAGGCTGGCTTTATCGAGCACTCTGCGAGTACGTTGTCATGAAAAAAAGAATGACCTTCTGCTTTGTGCCTTTTTTCTTTGCTGCCTGGCACAATCCCAATTGCACTCTGAATGCCTGCATTACTTTTGAGGATAAACTCAGGATCACTTCCAAACGAAATCATATTTTTCCTATCATTTAAAAAGCCTATACCAGTGTGGCATTTTCTCACACGCAACATTCGAAGAAAAAGCACTTATTCCCATTTTATTATGCATGGTGTGAATGTCTATATCACTTGGATAATTATCTTCTATTTTTCTGTGAAATATCTTTTTGTCTCCATGCACTAGAATTCTGTAAAACCCTTTCTTGGCGGTTCTGAGTCTAAACTTATCAACGGATTGGTATGTTGGCCTTTCGTTTTCGCATATGTCGTGAATCGTGGCCATGAAACTTTCGTCGGGCTTATGTGAAAATCCAACTCTAATAAGCAAAGCGTAAAGAGAAATCATTGGAGGGCTTTTTAGCCACCTTTTGCTTCCTGTAAAAACCCAAGCCTTTTCATTTAGATACTTCTTTTCTGGATTTGATACGCATCGAGCGACTGTCTTTTTTATCCCTAGTCGGTCTTCGATTTGATTCAAGAACATCAAGCATTTGGGCACGTTGTCTTTAAAGTTTTTGTCTTTATCATGTGCTACTAGCAATTTGCATTTTTCTATGCAAATTTTAGGATGCACTTCTGGGTCGTAAACGAAACCATATTTCTTCTTTTTCTTGTTTAAAAGATGTGCCTGTATTGCGTCTTGTAAGTAATCTTTACAATACGCAAGGGGCATGCATTGCTCATTTTTTTGAGAAACAAATGCAAATTGAAGCCCTTTTTTAACGCCTTGCAACAATCTTTGCTTCTCGGAAAACCACTTTATTTTAACTTTATTTTTCATAATTTTCATTATTGGGTCCTCATGCATAATCTAAATTTAAATCATTATGATGAATAGAAAATATTATGAAAACCCTAAATAAAGTGTTATGTTGAATTTTAGAGAATTTATTTTAAACGAAAACTACCAATTTCATGATGTAGAGATTGCAAATATGTACATGCATCAACCAAGCTTAAAGGTTAAAGAAATATCTGAAAAAACTGGGAAATCTGTAGCTGAAATATATAGAGTACTTCAGAGAAGCGGCATGCCTGCGAACAGAATGCCTATCAACCACGAATCTGTCTTTTCTCTCTCTGACGCTGGGTTTAATGTAAGACATATTGCAGAACTAACTGGATATACACCTAGAAACATTAGGTACATATTGAAAAAAGGAAACTAATATGGCAATTGTGTCAGGAGACATCGTATACTTTATGTCTGGTGGGTCGGGCAATTCGAACCCGAGCAATTCCATTGGAGGAGACCCTTCTAGTTCTCCTATTTCGGGATTAGTGAACAATTTGTTCGATAACATCTCACCAGAAGAAACTGTTGCTGGAAAAACCGACTATAGGTGCTTTTACATATTTAATCAGAATGGAATAGACTCTCTTTATAATACAATCTTTTACTTAAACTCTCAAATATCTGGTGGATCTGGAATAACCATTGGAGTCAAAGAAGCTACTGATGTTCAACAGATAAATATATCGGGAATCGATGGCTTGCCTGGCACTTTTACTATAGCTTATGAAGGAGACCCAGTAACTGTAGCCTATGACTCCGATTTGGCAGTGTGGAGTGCAAACTTACAAGATGGGATAAATAACAATACTTCCTTAAGTGGAGTTGTATCAAACGCATCATCTAGTGCTTCTGGGAGTGCGTCTTTTTCTTTAAGCTTTGAAGGGGAAGACAATAATCGATACCATGAATTGATAACTTTAGTTAGCAATGACATGTCTGGTGCCACAACTTTTTCCATTTCTAAAATAACGAACGGATCGCCAGTAAATTCAATTGCTGACTTGTTAGACTTTGACACAAATGCTCCAAATGATGTTGTTTTTGTGAATCCAACATTTGAGTCTCCAATCGTTGCAAACACTTTCTATGCTTCTGATGGCATTCCAATTTGGGTCAGGAGAGTCACAGCAGCGGGCGCAACGCCTATTGAACCTGACGGGTTTCAGTTTGCAGTTTATGGAAACCCTACTCCTACTATATGATAAAGGATTTTTATGTTTATGCTTAGATTTACACTTTTTTTATTCATGTTCTTTGTGTCTACGAACGCAAGCGGGCAGATTATAATTATAAACCCAAATGAATCCGTTAATAAAGTCATTCAAGAGGCACCAAAACCTTTAGTTAAGCACTTTGGCGAAGCTTTAAAGCAGTACGAAAATTGGGTAAACAATGTCTCGAATGAAGAAGTTTATAAGAGTTTAAAAATCAGGGACAGAACCACTGGAGAAATAGTAGATTTTAAGGACCTATCTGATCTTAAAAAGGACTTATTCTACCTTTGGCAATCTGAGCTTTGTGGAAATAAAATGTCCTCTTTAGAATCAAAGTGGTTTAACTCTTATAATAACGCAGAGGATTTGTCAGAAGAAGGAGAAGGAGAAGGAGAAGGAGAAGATCTGAATCGTCTTGCAAACAAAAAAGATATATCAAAGTATGGAAAATCTCTTAGGACATTAAGAGAAAAGCATGCAAAAAATTATGAAAATCTAATTAAGAAAATTTTTGAAAAACATAAAGATGTAATTCCTGAAAAAGATCAAGAAGCTTATTTGAAAAGAATACAAGATTGGAATTCTAAAGAAAAATTAATCAAAGAGGAAAATAGATGAAGTCTGACAAATTTATTTGTCCTATTTCTGGAAAAATCTGCTTTCAAAAGAAAGAAATATTTGTCACATGTATAGATGGAAAATTCGGAAATTTTCCCCTATGTTCTGACTGTTCTTCAAAAATTAGACAAGACAGTGTGGCACAAGAAGATATGTCAAAAATAAAAAATTTTATAAACGCTTTGTCAAAAATTTTAGGCAATTCTAAGTCTGTAGAAAGCATAGACGGGGACTCTAAAAAAAACAAAGCTAAAATTTGCCCTGAATGTGAGTGCTCATTTGCAGAAATTGCAAAAGAATCAAAGATGGGATGCTCCAATTGTTTGTCTTTCTTCAAAGAAGAAATTGAAATTGCACTTGATATAATTGAATCCAACAAGGAGCATTTAGGAAAATTACCTACTCAATGTTTTGAATCAAACAATGTAAATTATTTTAATGAGATTAAAAGAGCATTCAACGACAGTCATTTTTACCTAAACGATTTAATGGATGAGGCTGTTAGTATCGAAAATTATGAATTAGCTGCTAAAATTAGAGACTCTATCAGGATGTTAAGAGGCTGTCTTGAAAAAGCGGCATTCTTAAAAGAAGACATGCAAAAAATAGAACAAGAATTGAATAAAGAAGACATCTCTAGAGATTTAAAATTAGTAAAACAGCATATAAACAGTTTAGAGAATAATTTCTTAGAGCTTAAAGATATATTCAGGATATCTCAAGAGATTATAAAAGAATATAAAAACAAAGGACGACAGTAGTCGCCCTTTGTTTTTGTTCGTTTTTAATGAGTGTTGGCCCATTCCGTAAATTTTCTTGGATCTATAATTCCAAATCCCTCAAAAAACTTTTTACCTGCATAGTTTTTATTCTTTATAGGAATTGTTCCTTGTTTCAACAATTCTCTATAATCATTTACACTTTTAATTTCTATTTTTGAATTGCTCTTTCTTGAACAAGACAAAAGCAGTGCAGCGACCCCTACAGCAAATGGACAAGCCATTGATGTACCAGATAGGAAGGCGTACCAATTGTCGGGAACAGTAGAAAATATTTTTCCACCAGGCGACATGAAGTCCAAATTCTTTCCAGTATTGCTGAAGTCTGATCTTTTAAAGTTTGAATCTATAGATCCAATTGCTATAGTTTCTGGATAGGCAGCGGGATAGAAAACCTCTTTCGTTTTCCCTGCGTTCCCAGCAGCCACGAAGCAAGGCACGCCTTTTTTGTAGGCGTATTGAATAGACTTTCTAACGGATTGAAGAGGTCTTGGTGCGCCTAAAGACATAGTTATTATATCTGCCCCATTGTCCACTGCCCATCGAATCCCTTTTGATACATTCGATAAACTTCCATTCCCGTTCTTGTCCAGCACTTTGACTGGGATTATCTTAGACTTTGGAGCTACTCCAACCATCCCAATATCATTATTCACAGCCGAAATTATGCCAGAAACATGTGTCCCGTGCTGGTTGTCATCATGGGCAGTCAACTTAGGGTTTATCATATTCATACCCGGCAACAGGTTTGCAGCTAAATCTGGGTGATCTAGATCGCAACCGCTATCGAGAACGGCAATTTTAACTCCTTCTCCCTGTGTTGTTTCCCAAGCCTTGGGAAGATCAAATGCGGTGATTCCCCATCCAATCTTCTGTTCAGCCGACTGAAGAGATACTACCTCTTCAACGTCGTAAGGCAAAAGACTACACTTTCCATCCTGTTTTGTCATTTTACACCTCCTTGTGTTTTTGTTTTTTATTCTGCCTTTACTTCTACCTCGATCTCTTCAATTGCTCCATCTAAGTCGCTTCTCCAATTTCCGTTTCGATATTTATCGACTATAAAATCAATTGATGAAGATAATACAACATTGATTATTAGATTTTTTATTGAAGGAGATAAAGGCTTTAACCAGATAGGCATTGCTTCCTTAATGACATGATCATAAAGCTTCTCTACAGATGCTAAAACAGTTGCTTTTTTATCTGGTCCACTTTCCAACTTGTCATCTATGTAATTGACAAGATTGTCTAGAGCCACAAGTAGGAAATTAGTAACGGCTACAAGTCCTAATTTAGAACTCTTCCAAAACATCCACCATGATTTCTTTTCAGTACTTTCTTTTTTTTCGTCCCAAGTTATAGCTAACGCATTAACCAAGTTGTCAATTTCTTTGATTTCTTGAGCTTCGCCAACCGGATTCGGTTCTGCTGATAACATTTTAATTAAACTCATAATATGGCCTCCTAACTAACCGCATAATTTTCTTAATTCTTCTAACGCTAAATCTGCTTGTAATTGATAGTAATCCTCTGCTAATTGAAGAGCCGTTGCCTCGTCCACTAGTTCTTCTTCAAGATATACTGCATTAAAGGTATCAGCGTAGTTAATTACATACACACCTCCTGTGCTTAAATTATTTACTACGTTGATCTTTTTTATAACAAGTTTTTCCAACTTGCCCTTTCGTGCCAATCTTTCTTCATATGCAACATCTCCTTCTTTAAATTTAGTGCGTAAAAATATTGTCTTTGTTGTAATTGAACAACCTACGGCATTTAAGCCGCCAGTAGCAACATGTGCAAACATATTAAACCTCTACTTTTCCACCCTCTGGAGATGTTGGACTGATTTTTTTTAAATTTTCAATCTGGTCTAAAGCATTCTGTCTTTCTTGCGATAATCCGAATGATGCATCGCCTCCCTTGGACTCAACCTCAAACAAGCCTGATTCAACTGGTGTTGGAATTGTTCCAACTATGGTATTTAGTTTTGTTAAGTTTTTATTCAATGCATCGTTGAAATTTAAAAGCCCATTATCCGAGTTTTCTGTTATGGCAAATAAACTTCCTTCTGATGGTATGGGGCTTATTTCTCTGATTTTTTTAATTTCAGATAATGCTATTTCTGCCGCTTGGTCTAGATCAATTATTTCTTCTTCTTCAGATATGGCATATATCGAACCTTGTGCAGGAACAGGAATTATGTTCCTTAAGGCTTCTGCATTTCTTTTAGATATTTCTGCGAATTGTGCGAGTATGTTTCCAAAATCAGATGAAAGAACTGGAATTTCAAATACATCACCCTCAGAGGTTTGACCCGTTTGGTTTTTGAGTTTGTTGTATATTCTTAAAGACTCTTTGTATATTTTGTTATACAATGTACGTTGTCTGGCATTGTAGGCAGAAATGTGATATGCCTGATCTTCTCTGTACACAGTTCCAAGAGTGGAGAGGTCTCCAAAAACAGGTGAAGGACCTGTTACATAATAGTTATCTACTCCATCGTAGTAGATGGCCTTGATTTCTTGGAATGGTATTTTATCTCCTATTTCAAATGTGCTTTCCCATATTCTTCCAAGGAATCTAAATGTAGCGTCAACGGATGCAATTCCGCTTAAGATCAATCCTCCGCTAGATTCGTAAGAATAGAATTGTGCAGAAACCCGAACGTCAGACTCCCCAGAAACATCAATGCCGCCTGTGGCCTCATAGCTATACTCAGAAAGAGCCACTTCTACTTCGGCTTGTCCTTCAATTAATATTGGAACAGATGCATCGGCTTCATAGATGAATTCCGGTCCTACTACGAATGTAGCATCGGCTTCTCCGCTAACTATGACCCCGCCTCCAGCCACAGACTCAAAGTTGAACGTGAGTGCAGTCTGAGACTCACCTCCGAGTATTACTCCGCCCTCTCCTGTGAACGCTAGTGCGGCTATTTCAAACGTTTGAGAAAGTATGCCGGATTCGAAAAACAGAGCCTCTCCGCTTACTATGGAGCTTACATCTGCGAAGTAAAACCCTCCATTGGACTCAAAAAGGTTTCCAGATTGTAAAACCGATCCACTTAAAGTGTATATTTCGTATGGCTGGACTATTCTAGTCCTGTATTTGGGGTCTACATAGAATACTTTCTGATCAGGATTTCCTACCCTCATAACATACGGGGCAGTACTTTCTCCTTCTACAGAGGCTTTTACAAGTAGATAGATGTCTTTATCTGGGGTTGTGATATCAAGATAATAAATTCCCTTATCGCCTATCTCCCCGTCAGCAACAATATTAGACTCTAATTGCGCACCAGTATCATCCCATATGTTAAAAATAACATTTCTATCGCTTAGTAGGTTGTCTGACTTGTAGTAGATTCTGACAACCGTGCTTTTGTTGACTAATTTGATGCTCACATTGTATTTATAGCTTTTGCATCAAATACATATCTGATCATTTGAAACATATGGATATATTTCAAAAAACCAAGGCTTCAGCAGTCCTGTTACATTTGCTGAATAAAAGCCTGCGATGATTGGAGTCATGTCCCCAGACGCCAGAATGATAGGAACATCGTCATAGACTTCATATTCTAAAACAATATTTGACTTGAATTTTTTATCTATATAAAATACTTTTTCTTGAGCCGGATTTCCAACTTTTACTACTGTTCCCCTTGCGCCGGACCCAAAAGTTGTTTCTCCTTTTACCAAAAGGTATCCATCGTAGTCTGGGACATTAAAAGTTAAATAATAGACTCCTTGAGAATTTATCTCTGATGTAGCAAGCTGGTCAGACGCTAATTGATTCCCAGAATCATTCCATATGTTAAATTTAACTAGCTCTCCAGAATTTAAGTCATCTGCTTTATAGTAGAAATTATTTTGTATATTTTTCTCTATGCATTTCATTATACATCCTTGTTTAACAAATTATTATTGACTTTCCCCGAATGCCCCATCAGTTCTGAAAGATCATTTAAAACATCTTGTATTTTTAAAGACTTAAAAAGGTTTTTACTGTGTTCAATTTTTTCACTAGCGTCTGGGTCGTGTACTTCAACCTTATGACAGTCTTTGAGGATTCCATTTTCCTCTAGCAGCACTCCTTTTACAAACGGGTAGTTTTCGCATCTTTTAGAAGGATCTATTGTGCTAAATATGGCTACCGTAGGGGTTGAAAAAGCATCTGCTAAATGGTAGGCGCAGGTGTCTACTGTAATAGCCGCATCAACCTCAGATATGATGCTTGCAAAGTCGTCTAGATCGCTGGAATATTGGTTTAGATTTAAAAATCTTTCATGTTCAAAATCCAATCCAGTCGCTGACACTACAAAGAAATTCGAATTTTCTAAAATTTCTTCAATATGTTTTTTTGCTAAAGAGTTGGGGATGCTCCTTAATGGCGTGGTTGACAAATTGTGATATAGCAGTATCGGGTTGTCCGGCGACCGGCCTGATTCATCGACAGGATTGGATTTTTTCCTTACTATATTCATCAATGATCTTATTTTCTTCTTTGATTGATCATTTGGTTTGTAAATAATTCTTTTTTTGTCTTTGTCTATATTCAAAGATTTGATGGACAAAACTTCTTCGAAAAAGCTCATTAAAGGTTGTTTATCAAAACTTTCATATAATAAAAATCCCCCTAAATCGAACAAAACATCGTGCGAAAGTAAAACGTCTAAACTGGATGGCATTATAAATACATTTTGCCAAACCCCTTTCCATTGTTCTGTAATCTGCCTCAATTTGTATGGACTTAGTTGAAATAAATTTATAGTTATTTTGTCATCTGGAATGTGTTTTGACAGTTCTTCTCTGAAGTTTCTTAAAGCAATCATTCCTATCATATGATCACCAATTGCATTCGACATTGCGTTTGTTATTGCAATTGATATTTCTCCTTCTTCAATATACTTTTTAAACGTTTCCTCAAATGGTTTTTTGCTAAATCCCAATCTTTCGGGGAAGTTGGGTATTCTTTCGATATCCTTGGCAAGTATAGGCTGGAACGACGGGTTTTTACCAGTTTTAATTAAGTTGTTTTTATGATTTGTGAAATCATTTGAAGTAGAAAAGTAGGTTTTGTTAAATGAAATCCTACCAGATTTCCGATCCTCTTCGGTAATTGAAGAGAAAGAGTACCTAGTTGGGTTCGATCCGCTATATCCAATAGGATCAGTTAGGACATCCTCAGTACAATACCAAAATGTTAACATTGCATTTCCTTGGGTTTTAATTCTATTTCATATTCAAACTTGCTCATTAATTCAATATCTAAATGAGAGTTTACGTAGCCCAACATTTCTGGGGTGTAGTATTTTAAATACTCTTTATCTGTATAGTATTTCAATTTGTCCCATGGGTTGTTAGAGACTTGAACTTCTTCTCCTGATGGCACGAATTCATTTGAACAATTTGAAAATGTTAGATTATTGCTCGAAGGCATAATTTCAAATTCATTTGATAGACCTAGCATTACATTTTCAAATTGAGACAATAAAGCTTCATAAGTTAAAAGACAAATTTTCTTATCTTGCGACACTATTGAGTGATAATGATAGTTCATGTTATTCCAATATTGTATTGGATTTTCTGCTCTGAAAAGGAATGGGACTCCTTTCTGTTTTTCAAATATTGCACGACTTTTTATGAAGTCTTCAAAAGACACGTCTTTAAGATTTGGGCCTATATTTTTTTTTCTATTTGGCCCCCAATATTCGTAAACGCTTCTCAGCCACGCATATGGATTTTTTACCATGCATACGCAATGAACTTCCCGACCTAGGCAAAATGGAACATTGTACGTTCCATGTTTCCACCCACCAGCATTTACTAAAACTTTTATGTTTTGAAAGTTTGTGTTCAACAGGTGGGTTATGTAGTTTGTGCCTGATCTTTGAAGGCCATATATCTTTATTAACTCAGGACTTTCTTCTTTTATGGTCATATTAAGTTCCTGTTTACTAACTAACTAACTAACTAACTAACATAGTATTAAACAAATATACTTGCATTGTTTTCGTCAAGATTGGGTTTCTCAACCAGCGTAGATCTTTGAATAGTAACCAGTTGAGCACCACCTGCTAGTACGAAAGGGCTAGTGCCATCATCGGCAAATAAGTTTCCAACGAAGTTTACCCCATGGTCGATGTAGATTTTCCAGTCGTTAATTGTGAAAAAAGTTCTTCCCAGAGCGTCTCCTCCTGGCAAAGGGTCTCCACCAACCGAACGCATAGCGGCAACCCATTTTAGATAGTCTCTTTGTTGTGACCACTCTTTCCAAGCACTGTAGATGTCTACGGCAACATCTATTTCATCTTCATTGCTATTTATGATAATTAGCTTATTGTAGCCATCAAAGGTGACTTTATGATAAAGCTGCCAAAGGTCATCGCCCCAGATCTGCCACAACAACATTAGATATGTTCCTTCCAACCGAGGGTTGAGGCAATGCTTATAGATTTCTTTTCTGTGTTTTGCAACTGTATGGTTAAAACTTGATTTTGTTGCATGTTTTGAAAATGAGTATTGTTGAAAGCAATATCAACATCGTCGGACTGGTCTCCACCAAAGCTCCAGTCTGCCCATTCGCCATAGTGCGACTTCCACCACCATCCATGTCCCCAAGCAACAGAGGCGACAAATACAGCAGAAGAGCCTGTGGTGCTAGAAAACCCAACACCGTTGGCTTTATGTCCAACTACAGAACTGCTAAACTTGCCATTGTAAGATCCATAGTTAGCATTTGACGAACCATCTACCTCTGTACCATGCCCAGCCGATGTGGGTGCTATTCTAACTCTGGTGATCACTCCTGCGTTCACTTCACACACTTCAAGAACGGCCTCTCTGTGGTTTGCAATCCCTCCATCTAGTTCTAAGATATCACCCACTGTATATCCGGTTCCACCAGAACCAATTGTAATAAGTTCTCCTATTTGGAATCCGGTCATTCCATCGCTCCACTCTGTGTTACTGACGTTAGCGTTGTGCGGTCTCCAGACAGCATCTGCAACATGAGAACTTTTTCTTATTCTCAACAAAGCAGGACCAGCAGCCAGACCAACAATCTTGTGATTGAGAACCCCGGCAGCAATGTTGATTTCTGTTCCTTCAAGTGCATCCATATAGGTTGAAGCAAGTTTTATATCATTGTCGTCAACAACAATTGCATAGTAAATTCCATAGTCAGTTAGTCCGCTTAAAGCAGTGTTTCCATTTGCTCGATAAAATACAGGTGTCCCCGTTGTTAAGCCATGATTGGTAATGGTTATTTGCTCAGTGCCAGCATCAACATCGGCAGAGGCGTCAAAAGTTCTATCAATTCTATCGTCTAAGTTGGAAACCTGAATAGATTCTAACTGCGTGTAAGATCTGTTGACATCTGCTATCGGACCTCTGGCGGCCATAGCTTTTACTCCCATTATTGGTATCTCACCGGCTGTGGCATCGATGTGTCTTACATCTCTTTGTGCATTAGCATGTTGGAAACTTGGCATGTGTTCTTCAAACGTTTGCTTGAATACACCAATTTTATTTATTCTTAAAACCGTCTCTTGCCCTGTTGCTCCCGATCCATTATTTAAAACTTCTGCTCTGAAAGGTAGTGAAGAAGTGGGATTGGGAGCATAAGCGTTATTGTTGTAGAACACAAATTCATGACATACAATTTTTTCACCACTATTGTTGTAAACTCCAAATCTAGCCTTTCCTACGCCGTTGTTTGGAATTGTTATAAAGTAAACATTGGTTTTGGAAAAATCTAAGACGAATCCTTGATTGTCAGATCCATCCAATTGATTAACATTGAAAGCATTTTGTGGAATGAAGTCGCTAACCACGCTGCCGCTGGAGTTGCTACGATGAGCTACGCAAACAATGGTGTTTCCTCCGGTGTTTTCTCCACCACTTGCATCAAAATCGGTATTTGTACCATTGGCTTCTAATATCTCCCAAAAATATCCATTTTCTTCATTAAACAACCCGAAACGCCGTGTAACTCCGGGTGTTGCAGCAGTCTGGCTTACAGCAAATGTTACTTCGGTGTCTCCGTTTCTGCAAAGAGGAACATAAAACTGACTGGTTATAGAAGCTCCGCATCCATCAACAGTTCCTCCTGTAGAGAGAGTTAGAGATTTTGTCAATTCATCTGACCCCACATCTCCAGAAGAAACAACTTCAGCACTTTCTTCAGTGGATATGGACATATTTCTGATTGTTTCTCCTGGTACGAATGGCTGAAGCAAAGCCGAAGTCACATCCTCCAAGTATAAAATATTATTTACCAGATCAGAAGATTGAACAATTCCAAAGACTCCACTCGTGTCGCCACGAACCAGATCTCCCACAGAAAATCCACCAGCAATGTTTACTCCGTTCGTGTATTTTAATTTTGCTTCTTCTGTGACATATTCTGGATCGATAGCATCTGCTACATAGTCGAAGTTAAAAGTAAATGCTGGAACATTGTTGAGGTGTATCTCGTACCCGCTAGTGTCAGCGGACACTTGAGGTCCTGCTACTCTTAAAAAGTTCTGGTCAGTAAATGATGATCTGAATTCTGGATTGTTAGAGTCAACTAAAACTACGTTTTGATAATAGAGGTCAACTGGAGGCTCTGAATCACCAGTGGTGGTATTCACATCAGCGGCATAAACAGAAACTACGCTTATTTGTTCATTGTCTGTAAATGTTCCGGCTACCTCTGTCAGGAAAAGCTGTCCCGAATTTGCCCCAAATCCAGCTACGTTTACCCCTGTAATAGTTCCCGAACCACCAGTAGTTGATATTATGTCGCCAACAAAGAATTGTTGACCTGGTTGCAAGTTGTCATAAAATAAAGAAGTTCTTTTAAACGTACTTAATCTTTTACCAGTACTATCTGGAGGTATTTGAACATTTGATGTATTTAAATGCATTTTCTGATCCTTTTAAACATTCCCGCTTTATTTATTTACTGTTTAAGAACTATTATTTCAAAATAACAAAATAAAAAAGCCCCGATTGAGAAACCGGGGCTTTTGTGCTTACAATTATCCAAAATCTTATGGATTACTATAGTTACGCTCAAGGGCACTGACCAATGCAAAAGTGTTATTGTTCTGTCTGGAAATAGTTCCCGTTGTTCCCACATATTGGGCTTCATCGGTTCCAATAGCAACAATTGTCACTGGTGCGTCTTTTGCCTTACTGGCCGTTCCTCTTTGATCGTTGTTATCATAGTCAAATCTGAAGATCAAAGATGAATTGGTTGAGTCAGCAGTCAACGATGCCGATTGCATGGATGTTCCATCTGAATCATTCACAATAATTGCATCGACTGTGTTGAAATCTCTTCCAGTATTATCTCCTGCATCGTCGTTTGTGAAGAAGATCACAACCTTTGCAGAAGTTGAAGAAAGCAAGTTGTCATTCAAAGTAACTGTGACACCCGCAATGAACGCAAAGTTTCTTGCGTCACCTGTTAGATCGTTGAATGTCGCATTGTTGCTATCGACGGTCGCTAGATTGTCGATAAACATATTCAACCCAATACCAGTAGGCGTGGAGTACGTCATAAGCAAGTCATTCACATCACCACGGAATACTCCGCTTGCTTCGTCAATGTCGAATGTTTGTCTCAACTCTTTTTGAATCCATTCAAATGCTTGATTGAGAGTTCCTCCATTTCCAAACAGCCGCCAGTTATATGGATAATTAACTTGGTTCAAAGTTCTAACAAATCCAACTTCGCCGTTGATCGTCTGGCTTCCAGACAAAGGGCCTTCTGCTGTCAGCGATTCTGAAACAATCAAGGTTAAAACTGTTGCAGCAACCGTATCAATGATATAGGTTCCATCGTTACTTGTGGTTCCAACAACAGTTATCGCCATTCCTTCAACGTATCCATCTGTGACGAATGAGCCAGTAGCTCTAGTTATTGTATCTGGATTTGCATCAGCGAAAGTAAGATTGTCGGTACTTGCAATAACTTCTGTAGCATCTGTAGATTTGTACTGTAAGTACATTCCTGGCTCAAGTATTTCAAAATCAATACCAGTTCCAGTTGCCCAGTTGTCGTTGTCGGAAATGTTTATAGTTAGAGTTGTGGTTGCAACACTATCGATTTTGTAAACTCCTTCTAGAGTGGAACCAGCAGTTCCCCCTTCAGTAATTCTCAAGTAATCACCAGCAGCAACGCCAGCAGCAGCGAAGTTGCCAACTGTTGCACTTGTTAAAGTTCCAAGTCCATCATCTGCGACAGGGTCTGCGTTAACGCCGTCAGTGTTTCCAGTGAATATGATATATCGAGTTCTTGTAGAATAAACTACAGCGTCCTCGTCACTAATGGCAGCAGCGTTTGGTTCTGTGTAAAGAACAAGATTGTCTGCATCTGTTACAGTTTGAATTTCATATGTGTTTCCATCTAGTGCAGATCCAGTTCCAAAAGTGATAACATCGCCTGGTTCTACTTGGTTTGTTGTTGTAAACAAACCTCCAGTGTGAGTGAACTCAAACAGTCCATCGCCCGTAGTTGCGTCTCTAATTCCTTCTGCACCACCTGATGTAGAGTCGGTTGCAACCGCTGTAGTGTTCCCAAACACCAAATTGCTGGTTCCGTCAGAAGATCCTGCCAATAATCCATCGGAAGTTGAAATAGTAGAATCTAAGACGTGAGCAAGAGGGAATCGGTTCACAATGGTTTCAATTGTTGAAACACCAATATCGGCAATCTCGGAACCAGCATAAGTTCTGGCTTTCTTTCTAACGAACAGCTTCAAGAAAGCTCTTTTGTTGACAGCCGCCTGCATTGTTGTATCAGCGGCGTTGTCTACTCCCAGCCCGCTAACTTGGATTGTCCCGTCTACAGAATCTTGGACATCTAAAACTGAGAATGTTCCATTGTTTGTAGAATCTTCAGCATCAATGATTGTGATGAGTCCACCAACTTTATATCCATCAGTACCCCAGTTTCCTCCATCGTTTCTGGTGATAGATCCATTTGTTTGGCTAACGCCAAATCCTGTACCTGTATCGGCAAGCGTGACCAAATTGTAGGTATTAACTGACTGGTTCACAACACCTGTTAAAACAAAGTCAGTTGGATCAACTGTAGCAGCGTGCTGCTGGTAGTAAACTTGAGCATCAGAGTCCAAGCTGCCCAAGGTAATAACTCCTGTGTTGTCAGCAAGAACAGTACCGCCAACATTCAGAACTTGCCATCCGCCAGTTCTAATCAGGTTTTCTGTTGTTGCATCAGAGAAGTTCCAGTTTGCGTGAGTTGGACCGCCAATTTCAAACTGCTCACGAGTAATGGACTCTAGAGGGAAAGTAAACTGAATCAAGTCAGCCGCATTCCCTAAAGATCCGTCTAAAGTTCTCCACTCTTCCTTTAGGAACGAGTAAAGAGCCTGTAGAGTCACCCCATCGGCAACTGCTTCAGCACCTGCTGCTCCAGTGCTTGCTTCTGGTTCGTTGATTTTATAAGTTAAGTCAGTAGCTGTTCCTGTGATAGCTCTATCTACGATTAGAGTATTAAGGTCGGTTATGGATTGGACAATGTAGTGTCCGACTCCGGTTCCGCTAATAATTGTAAGAATATCTCCTTGTGCAACACCGCCACTGACGAACTGATCGCTAGTTGTATCTTCAAACGTTGTAGTGCCGTTTGATATTCCGGTGTCGGCTTGAGCACCTCGGATTGTTCCCAATCCTCGGACGCTTACTGTTTGACCTACTGGGTCAACAGCAACTTGAAATCTATCAAGATTATCTGGGTCTGTTACGAATGCCATGTTTCAATTCCTCCATGCCAAATGGTTGTACTATTTATTTATGTTTAATATTCTTAAATCCAATTGATATTAATTTAAGGTTTCTTAAGTTCTCCTCTTCGATCTGCCATCTTTCTCTCATACCGAAGACATTTCCCGCATGAGTCACAATAAGCGTCTCCTTTTTCGCTCCATGTGTCTATGAAGCAGGATGCTTCATGCTCTACCATTCTTCCGCATTTATCGTCTTTACAACTAGTGGGGCTATAATGAGATATTTGTCTTTCTTTTTCTATTTCTTCATTATCTATTACTACTATTTCAATTTTTTTTTCAATCCATGCTTCACCTTCATACTTGGTTTCAAGCATTCCAAATCTCATGTTTGTAGGCATAATTTTTCCTCCTTTTTATGTATTGTTTATTATTGAATATAATTTCTATCTATTATTTGTTGAATTGGGATCGTAGTGTTATCGTTGGGAACTGTCACATTTATTAATTTCAACCATTTATACTTTAAGGCGAGCACCACTATGTCAATTTGATCGCCTGGACTGTCTGAGAATGTAAATGACCGATCATCGGGTGATCCATCCGTCGCAGTTTCTATCCCCGCCACTTCTATGGTCGTGCCAGTTTCATAAACTCTTACTTCTGAATCATCTTTTAACCCAGACAGGGTTACACTGACACTGTTTACAACCGTTGTAGTAGATCCACCGCTGTTTCTTACGCCTGGAGAAGTTCCTCCTGTAATGTTTAGGGTAACTGATCCGCCTGTTGAGTTGTGAAAAGCAGCGTTCGAAGAATAGAAAGAATTTTCTCCTCCTGATGCAGGAATCGTTAAGGCTATTGTGTTTGTACCGTTTGCTGCGGCATATTCAGTTTGGTGAACAGAAACAGTTGATGAATCTACTGATTGAAGATAATAAAGTCCTCCATCTGTTAGACCTATGTTTCCGTTAGATTGAACTTCATAATAAAAGCTATCTCCACTAGAAATTCCGTGAGGATAAGAAAACTGCACACTTGTGGAGTCTACTTCTGTCTGATTGTCAAACGCCCACCCTGTTCCGGCAGTTGCCCCAGAAGGATCTGGCTTATAACCAGTAAAAACATTGTCACTTAAAGTTCCGCTTCCAGCAGTTGTACTTAACTCTAAAGCATGACCTTTTCCCATTGTAGAAAACAAGCAACTTGATACTCCTGCCAATTCGTTAAACGAACCAGCGGTAACAAACGACTCGCCTTCTGAAATTGTTGGATCTGTTATTGTGCAAGAGCTTAAGTTCCCATCATTTAAAGTAATTTTTTGAGATTCAACAAACAGGCAGTTTGAAAAATTTCCTGCTGAATCAAGATCAAATGTGTTAAACTTAACATAAGCATTTCCATTAAAGGCTGCCGCACCTGATGCGCCTGTAATGGAAAGGTTTGGCCTTGTGTCGGGCTGTAATGTAAAACTATGGTTCTCGGTCGATACCGTTGGTGTTATAGAAAGAGATATTGCTGTTCCGGCAAAGGCGTTAAGGCGATTGGTCGCTAGTTGAATAGAATCGGTCAATGAGTTTATAATAAAATATTCTGTATTGTTGGTTAAACCAAAACTTTGAGTTCCGCCTTCATTGCTGTATAAAACAGCCTGCCCAGTTTTTAAACCATGACCTGAAATGGTGACTTGATTGGTTCCTCCGTTGACTTCGTTTTGAGCATCGAAATATCGTTTAGTTTGTGTCCTTCCCTGTCCAGAGTACGACATGGAACTTTCAGAAACCGATTGCGTTGTAAGTGTTAAATCATAGTCTACGGAATTCCAACCCTCTGCAACTCTGCCTCCGGGGAAAACAATAGATTTCAAAGAATCCGTCCACTCGGTCGCAGTAGATGTCCCTGCATTGTTTTTTCCAACAGATATAGCACCATATGTAAAAATAACACCTTCTTGAGTTGTAATGTGTCCAATTCTTCCGTTTGTGGTATCGTTTTCATCAGTATCTACAATATCATCCCATGAAGCGTCACTGTCTGTTCCGTCTCCTCCAACTACATAATATCCGGGACCGATGTCCACAGCATCTAGTCCAAGGTTGGGAGCGTTTGATGTGTTTCCGACATTCCCAGTTATTCCAAAATAATCAATAGCTGTTTCTGCTGGGTTTCCTGTTTGTTCATCTATCCAAGCGGTTACATTTGGATCAATAGGAATTATTACCCAACCTTTTTTGGCAGGATAAACAGGCTGGTCTTCGCCCCTGCTCCCTTCGTCAGAAATCCAATAATCATTATAAGCGTTGTTTTGCGATCCTAGTCTAATTTTAATATTGCCCACATTAGTCAAAGCACCCAACGCATCAGGGTTTGTCATGATGGCCTTACATATCCAAGCTCGGTCGTCATCAACCGTCATATCTATAGTTGAACCACTAGTCCAAGCCCATCCAAAGTCTACCCCTGTGGAGTTGATTCGACGCAACCAGCACGATGTTCCTTGGTACGGAAGCTCGTTGGCAGGAGCACCGTTGCCCGCCGCAGGACCACCTCCTATGTTGGCATCTCCTGACGGGGTTCCATCAAATGAATCTCGTCTATTATTGTTGTTTGTTATGGTTACTGTAGCCACTATATTCTCCTAATTACATGTATTATTTATGGCTCTTACTACTAATTTAATTTCATGAACATTTTATTTGTATTGGGTGGAGGAATAGGTAATATCGTCCAAGCCACTCCAGCAATTCAGGCAACTGCTTCAGAAGGACACAAAGTAGACTTAAAGCTTTGCTGCAATAGCAGCAATGATATGGATATATTTATGATTCCAGGTGTTAGAAGTGTTTTCGTAGAGAAAAATCCTGAAATTGAATATGATTTTCAACTAAACGGACCTTTTACTCCGAATACTAAATTCAAATGTAAATCAAAAATAAATAGCAGAATAAACTACGTACAACATATCGCAGAAGCCGAGGTCTACTACGATTTGGCAAAGCAAATAGGGGTAACTACCCCCATGCCAGATTGTAAAATTAACGTAGGCGATTCAAGTGCTGATATCGGCCCTGAGACTGTTGCTATTTATCCTGGATCGAAACACAACTGGGCTATGAAACGTTGGGATAAATTTGACGAACTGTGCAATAAATTTAAAAAAGTTGCAGTTGTAGGAACTGAACAAGACATAGTGTCTCATGGATGTCCTACATGGATAACGAAAGAATGGAGATGGCCGGATAATGTTTCTTTTTTTACAGGAAGCTTACAAAATATAGCAAGTATTGTTTCTAAGTGTAAAATGTTTATAGGAAACGATGGAGGCTTGTCTCACGTTGCAGCGGCAACAGGTATTCCAACTTTCGTAATCTTCGGTCCTAGCTCATATATAAAGAACAAGCCCTTTTCATCTAAGTGTTTTAGCATAGGGATTGATATACCTTGCAGACCTTGTCAATTTGCAAAAGGTTTAGATGGTAAACAAATATTTGATGGCGATAAAGGAAATTGTCATTTAAATATGAAGTGCATGAGAGATATGAGTGTTGATTTTGTTTTCGAACAAATTGAAAAACACACCTTGAAGGAGTAAGCGATGTGTTGTGGAAGATCAGGCGGAGGGAGATCGAGAGGAAGAAGCCGAAGAATAAAAGGAAAGAAAAGACTTACAAAATCACTTACAGTTCCAGCAAACAAGGAGGTTGGCATGAACTTCAGTATCAGAGCTTTGGAATCCAAAGACTTAAAAAATGGATTCAAAGAGACGCTTTATAATTTATGCGATGAAGAAATTGAACATCTTAATGCAATTAAACACTTTGAAGAAATCAAGGAAAAAGAAGATGTTTTCGTATATGTCGCTGTAGACGACAGCAAAGTGGTCGGAACGGGTTCGTTAATCTTAGATCGAAAGTTCATAAACAATTGTGGATTAGCAGGAAGAATAGAAGACCTATCCACCAGAAAAGGATACGAAAATGAAGGTGTTGCAAAAAGTATCATGTCTGAATTGATAAATTTAGCACACTCTAAAGGTTGCTACAAAATTACCGCAGATTGCAGTAAGAATCTTAAATTCTTTTTTGAAGATCTTGGCTTTTCTGAAAATGGTTCTGAAATGAAAATGCTCATTTCAAAATCTACAAAAAATAATTGCTAGACTCATCCGCCAAGTGTGGAAGGATTAAAACCTCGCCTAAAGGCGAGGTTTTAAAATAAATTGATGATGATGCTTTTTACTGCATTCCACTTCTTCCCATGTCAAATCGACATGTTGTTCAAATAAAGAAATTGGCTTTTGAATCATATGAGCAGGACAATTTTGTTTATAGATTTCCTCAGCTTCTTTTTCTGTTGTGAATTCCATACGAGCTTCATGTAGTAGAATTACGCCTTCTGGCTTCAGGTGATCTCTCATTGTTTGGAGTGTATCAATGGCATCCTGCATTTTGAGATGCTGTAGGCAAGATACAGAGAAAACTACATCGAATTTGCGACCAATGCTCCAGTTGCAAGATTCAATCAAATGAAACGATGCTTCTGGATACTCCTGTCTGGCATAATCAATTCTGGCTTTGGTTATGTCTACTCCATCGTATGAAGAGTAAGAATCTTTAAGGACGCATGCCCATCTTCCATATCCGCACCCTACTTCTAGCACAGAGGGTTTGTTTGTCAGCATTGAATTGAACCAAGACACCGCTTCTTTGTATAAGGTGCTGGGGTCTGCATCCTGTAAAAAGGAGCCAGGTCGCAGGCTCTTATTATTTTTGTTTTCCAATGCTCTTTGTGTTCGTTTCCTGAAGTCTTCACAAATGTCATATTGCGGTTTCCATATGCTCCCATTATCGAATTTTGTCATATTACATATCCTAAATCTACAAGGTAATCTCCGAATTTATTTTGAATCAATTCAATAGTTTTCGGAGATAGAGAATGTCTGTAGTCGGTCTTATTCTTTCCTCTATGATTGGGTTCAATCGTGACACCTGTCCCAACCGCATCCAATGCACCAAACTCTACTGCGAATCTGGGAACATCTGCATTGGCGACAATTGGATAAATGTATTCCGGCAGGTCAATCATTGGCAATTTCCTTTGTATTGTTTAACATATAATCCACGGACATTTCCCTCATGTAACCTCGTCCGCTAATCATTGGCTCTTGCTTCCAAAAATATTTCAGAATGAATCATCACTTCTTTGCGTATATTTGGAGGTAAGTCTTTTATGGTTTTGTATTTTGCATTCGTTGTTTTGTTTACTTTGGTCGCTAAGTCTTCTTCGGTAACAACAACATCATCAATTCCGAAAAAATTTAAAACGTCTTGAGCATAGTCTACATCTGAAGTCAGTCTTTCAAATACAATTTTTTTTATTTCTTTGTCTTTGGATATTGCATAATTTATAATATCCAAAGATTCAATAAACTCATTCAAGTATTTGCGTAGCAGTTTCGGCCTTCTGTTCGCAATAGAAAGATAAATATCATAAGGGTTTCTAATCAATAATCCTTTTTTATTTACTGGAAAATGAATTAAAATTTTTCTTAAATAAGAATTTACTTCACCGTAATGATCTAATTCAAATCTTTTATATGTTTGCCAAATTGATTCTGATGATGTATAATTTTCGATTCCTGCTGGGGGAGGTTCATGCTTGACGCTCCACACCTCAGACTTATTCATTAAATTGGCTAAGAATTTGGTTCCAGACCGACCTGATCCAGAAATTAAAAAGTTTTTAAAAGTCTTAGGTGCAACATCTTTATGTTCATCGGATTTTAATTTTTTTTCCTTCAACATTTTTAAAAGTCCAATTTCCCTTCACGAATTAATTGTCTAATTCCTGTGGGGTGAATGCCTTCAAAAGGCTCAGAACCACCACCCTTTACTGGATGGGTTTTGCCTTGAACGCTTGCTGAATCTTCTCTCCATTTTAAAAACACTTCGTCAACATATGTAGGCGGCTGAGTTGTGCCAATTTGATGTTTGTAATATTCTAATTTTTGCCTAATTTTTTCAATCGGTCGCACCCAACTGTAATGATAAAAGAGCTTTTCAGTACCTCTGAATGTCGGTACGGTTTGATGAACGAGCTTTCCATTTTTATCCGACACATGTAGATGGTTGCTTCCTCTATAACTGTAGCCTTCTTTCCATCGAACAAGTCTCTCTTGCGGATAGTGACCCCAACTGCCATTTCCAAGAGTGTCCATGGTATTCCAGAAGAGCCAAAATTGTAAAATAAAACATTGATATTTACTTGATAGAGTTGCAATTTTATGAAGTTGGTCTTCTGTGTAAACCTCATCTGCATCCATCATAAACATCCAATCGCCTTCTTTTAAATAAGGCACATATGCATTCCGCATTTCTACCTTATCTTTCCAACAGCGATCAGGCGGCTCAATCACAGTACCATTGTATTTTTTTGCGAGATTATATGCTATTTCTAATGTTTTGTCTGTTGGGTAGCCTGATTCGCCACACATGCCAGATTTATGTGCAAAGTTGTTGCCACCAATCACAAACACCCATTCGTCAACGACTTTTGCAACTGAGTCTACCGAAACCTCAAGGAACTCTTCTTCGTTGCATGCAATAACGCACCCTACAACTTTTCCTTTGAACTTATCTTTTAACGAAACAAACGTGGGAGCATGATTTCTTTTGGATTCAACCATGTGGTCTATTTGACCCGTATCAACCCAGCGTTCTCTGAAGATGCGAGCGTTGTCTTTCATCCAATAATGCCCACCAGAACCTGTGTGACCTACTGAGTGGTGTATTTTCGACTCTGGAGTCCACCAGACCTTCAGACCCTTATCTTTTACTTTCATACAGAGGTCAGCGTCCTCCCAATATCCTTTTCGATACTGTTCATCAAACCCATTGACATCATAAAAAACTTCTTTTTTCATCGCTATACAACATCCCGTGACCATTTCACGCTCTCCTGCCACCTTCAGGTCTTCAGGTAAGTTGCTTAATGTAAATGCTTTATCAAGTTTCTTATGTTTGTACGAGTTTCTACCAATATGACCAAACGACTTATGCTGCCAGCACCACTCACTTCCGCAAGAATCTACATTGCTACCATTAACCTGCATGTTGCCAACAATGCCTATTTCTTCATTTGACTCTAACAATTCGATCATTGGCTTTATCCAATTAGGAGTCACAATAGTGTCGGCATTTAGAAATATTATATATTTGCCTCTAGCAAATCTTACACCGGCATTGCAGGAATAACTGAACCCACCATTGCCATTATTGAAAATTATTTTTCCAACATGTGTCTTTAATTGATGCTTTCTTTTTTTCCAAGAATTCAAAACTTCTTTGTAACTACTTTTTGGACAATCATCATTGACATATATAATTTCTTTATTTAATCCATCGTCTGCAAGATCCCATGATGCGATTTGTTCTTGAATAACTTTATCGCTTCTATACATTGGTACGATGATAGAGACATCAACATCTCCTTTTGAACGAAACCAATCTTCAACGGGGAATTCATTAGAGCTAGGTGCTACAAAAGGCTTGGGGGCTGTATGTATCAAAGCCGTAGCTGGTCTTCGGTCTTTAGCTCGCCTGTTTGTGCCTTTTATTCTTTTGCTTCGTGGAACCAACGCACCTTTTTGTTTGTCTAATCCCCTTTTGAACTCGTTGATTGTAATGCCTTTGTTGGATAGTTGAGAAGCACTTGGCTTTTTGCCAAGTGCTTCTTTTATTTTATCCTGCACGGATTTTCGAGTGTTATCGATCTTGATGTGTTTTTTAGACATATTGTTTCTACATTAAATATACATCCTTGTATTTTACAATCCTACATCTGCATCACTTGCGCCAACTTTTCTAAATCCTGTTTTAAGCTGTGAAGCTGTTCCACCCATACCAGAATCTTTGGCATGTTTTGCAATCAATGTTAGCACTTGATTCAGCTTCTGAGGATTATTTTGAGACATCCAAATTAACATTTGCTGTGCTTGCTGAAGAGCCTTTGCGCCAATCATTCCTGCTGCTCGCATGTCCTGTTTGGAGTCCTGCACAGCCTTCGACATGTTGAAATTTTGAGGAATTGAAGATTGTTGCCCCATTGTCTGCATTGGCTGCCCGGCCATTTGATCAACGTCTGTCGCTGGTGCAATTTCATCTAATTTTTCATTTTTCCATTCATTGTAACTTTTCATGTGTTCTCCTATGGGGTTGGCCTTAAATCAGCGGGTTGTTCTCCTTGAGCATTGGTTCCTTCGGGATCAGCTAGCTCCTCGTCACTTGTTGTAATGGTGTCTGCTCTTTCCGAATCGTTAGAGTCTTCTTTTTCAATTTTCTCAATTAGAGAGTTAATCTTTTTCCCCCAAGTGGCAACTTTTGAACGAGGAACTTCAAATAACTCTGAGATTGCTTGCGAGTCACCGCAAAGACTTATGAAATTATCCCAAAATCCATCACTGAGATTCATCCCAGATCTGACAATGTCCATGGATTCAGACTCTACACCACTATCCAGAAGAGGCTCATTAGACTCATCTTCTTCATAGTATGTTTCCATATGATCTAAAATTGAAGCAAAAGTAACATTCATTGATTTAATCCTTTCTACTATTTAGACATTTTCCCAAATAATTTCTTTGGATTAAACTTAGACTTGCCTGGTTTTTTAGATGGCTGCATTTGGCTTTTTGCGCCTTTTTCGGCATACGAATCATCATTTATTCGTAAATGCACCTCGCCTGCATCTTCTAGCCATTTTTTAAATGTTTTCATACTTGTATCTAGATACTTACAAGCGTTTTCCATTCGCTGAGTAGTTCATCCACAAGCACTCGGTCTTCTTTTTCTTAGCAGCAGTTTGCGATGCATGATTGGCAATTCTTTTCCTTGAACAACGCCAATTTTTGAATAATCTATTGTATAAGGAAGAAGGATATCCAGACACTGCCACAAAACCTTTAAACTGAAGAAGCTTCTCGGCAAGAGCGACATGATCATCTGTGCTCATTTCAAATTCATAAGCATTTTTTGATTCTCTGGTCTCTTGCAAATAAGGCGGATCACAATAACAAAAAGTGTCATGATTGTTGAAGGCGTTTATAACATCTAAAGCGGGTCTATTAAAAATGTGACACTTGTTCACTCTTTCAGATATTAAAGGAAGATATTCTTTCATGGTTTCCCAAGCGTTAACATCACCAGGTTGTCCTCCTCGTTCTCTGTTGCTCCACGCAAACGCCTGCTTCAGTCCACCTCTACTCATTCGTCTTAAAACATAATCATATACGGCGTGTTCCATGTAATCTTTGAAAGGTGCAGATTTTTTTATTTCTCTTGTGAAAACCCTCTCGCAATAATTAGTTCTTTTAATTCTTCCAATAAAGTTGCCTGGCTCATCCCTCAACGCTCGCCAGATCTGGATCATTCCTAAATCGACATCGTTTAATATTTCAATTTTTTCGGAAGGTATTTTATTTAAGAAAACACTCCCGCCGCCGCAAAAGGGTTCAACATATTCTAATTCTTCATATTTTTTTGGGAAGTGTTCAATTATCCAATTGGACAAATAGTATTTTCCGCCATGAATTTTCACAGGTGGTCTAAGCTTTTTTGTTTTCGTTGTCATTTTTATTTCTCTCTCTGGTGCAGGACGGCATCACAAAAGCAACATTTTAGGTCGTAATCTCCATATCCAGTGGATGCTCCATTCCAATACCAACCAAAACTATGTTTTTTGTGACATTCTAAACACATGGCTTGCATTTTTTGTTCGTCTTCTGGAACGTTTGAGTTTGAGTCTAAGAACCAGACGCAATCTTCTTGGATTACACTTTGCATTATAAATCCCCAGTTAATACATACTTATATTAGTTAAAGAGAGATTAAAATGTCATTTAAGAAAGAAAATCTTCCAAATAGAGAAACATATTCCAACACAACGCCTCCAGATGTCGTTCAATTCAGAAGAAGAGCTTGCGCTCAAGACGCTTCATTGCAAAAAGCTACGCTTTTGGCAATGCTACCAGCGGATACGGGAATTGGAAGATATTTTCACGGTTTAAATATCAACAATTGGGAAATTGTTAGTTTTAGTGCATATACGAAGGAGGCATGTATTTCGATAATTAATCCAAAAGGAAATAAGACAATTTCTATTATTGTGCCCCAAGTAACAAACGATGGTAAAAAGAATAATGTTCCATATGGCTAAAATGGAACGTAAAAATCACCAAGGCTTGTTTGATTTGAGGCCAACAGATTTTGCATATCTTCCAATGTTGCAACTCCAGTATCCAGCAGTTGTTTTGTCTTTCTTTTCTGAACACTTGTGTCTAGCTCTAAAGCTTTTTGCTCTTGCTGGGTCTGAATTTTTAATCGAAAGTCCAGATGACTTAGAGTCTCCAAATCTTACTGTTTTAATTCTGTCTGTACCTGGCACCTTCACATAAACTTTAAACTTTTTAGGACCGCCAGGTGTTCGCATTGGTTTGTTTAACGGACCTTTTTTCTTTTTTTTCTTAGGCGATGCCGTTCTTTCATCAATTCTATCTTCTCTCTCAATGAAAGGAATATCTAAATGTATTTTAGTTCCATTATGTTCGACCACGGTGCCAATATCAGTCTCAAGAAGCTCGGCATCTTCATCATTAACAGCAATCATGTCTTTGTTGTATAATTCACGTACTTCATTGATTAAGTTGAAGTAAGAATTGCTATATATTCTAAATGCGTTTTCACATAAAGACATTTCGTTTTCTATGTGATATTTTAAGTTTTCGCTAATTTTTACGTCTTCGAGCATCTGCATAGGAGCAGACTCGAAAATTGGAAATTCTTCAATATATTTTTTAAAGTTCATGCAATTATTTATCAAATAAGGTTCAAAAAATGAATTTACCATTTGAAGAAAAGAAATCTGGGAGTGCTTGTATTAGAAGATTTTCTCAAGATTTAGATTCAAGCGAGCTAAAGTGGCATCAAGATGAAGAAGATAGAACGGTCATCTCTCTCTCTGAAACCGATTGGATGTTTCAGAGAGACAATGAGCTTCCTATAAAAATTAGCGGTGAGATTAAAATCAAGGCCAACGAGTGGCATAGGGTCATAAAAGGAACCGGCGATCTAGAAGTTAAAGTAATTAAACACTAAATTGCTTCTTCGTTTTGTTCCCCTGTTCTGATTTTAGTTACGTTTTCTACATTGGTGACTATTATTTTTCCGTCTCCAACCTTCCCAGTATGGGATATCTGAACTATTGAAGATTTAATTTTTTCAACATCTTCATCATTGCAAATAATTTCTATTTTTGTTTTAGGAACAAAGTTAACCTGATACTCGGTTCCCCTGTAAAATTCAGAATGGCCTTTTTCTTTGCCAAAGCTTTTAACGTCTGCCAAGACCATCATCCCGTTCATTTCAAAGTTTTGAAACGCCTCTTGCAGTTCGTGCAGTTTAGAGGATCTAACGATAGCTTCTACTTTTTTCATGATGGATCTCCTTATCCGTTTGATTATTTTTAGAATATTTGTTTAGCAATCGCAGCCATCGCAAGAACAATCTTCACAAGAGCAGCCTTTGCAGTCTCCATCTTTACACTCGTTGCACTTGCAGGAGCACTTTTCGTGAGACTTTGATTCGAGCCATTGCATGAATGAAGGAAGATTTAGACTTTCGTTCTTTTTGCAATCGCAATCTTTGCAATCATCGCAACCCTTACCATCACAGTCGCAATCTTTACACTTGCAATCTTCTTCTTCATCTCTTAGCTTTTTAAAATCTTTTGCGTCGATGTCTCCATCTTTATCAACATCTAGTTTGTGTTGTTTGCCTTTTAGTTTTTTACCCATTTTTCTTCCTTTGTATAATAGCAGGTAGTTTATATATGTTGGGTTTATGATTTTATGGGTTTGTTTTTTTGTTGATAGTCTGCCTTATCAAACGCTTCTGAAAAGTCTTCGAAGCTTACCCCTCCGAGAGCAGGAGAAAGCTTCTCAAATGTATACTTTTTATTTGTTATCATTCTTTCAAAATCAATGAAAGTTGTATTTAGATCATACTTCGCCATGTAAAACAGATACTCCGACATTATTTTTCGATAAAAATCGACCTGTTCATTTGCGTTCTTAGCTTGCCAAAAGCCGCCATTTTGTTTATTCGACTCTCTAGATTTTGCACTTTGGTGGTAATCTCTGATGGGTATAAATATGTGTTCTATTTCGACGCCCGATTTTACAATGTCTTCTATGTTTGTGATTATATTAGGATTTTTGATTATTTTAGGAGTTTTTTTGCTTGTGAATATCCCATCAGATTTAGTTTCAAGCCCAGCGTTGCAATCGGGAAATATCGCTCTTTTTATTTGCTTTTCGTCCTCGTATCCCGTATCCAGTTTTAGATAAGAAAAAATTAACATGACAAATGTTGTGCCACTTCTACCCGTTCCAGTTATGATGATCTTTTTATCTGACATGGTATATTAAAGTCTACTTTAGGAAATAATTTTTATTTCCTAAAGATTCGTTCGCATCAGCAATTCGCTTCAACGCAAGCGTATATGTCGCAACTTTCATAGATGTGTCATATTTGAAAAATTGAGCCATCATTCTTTCAGTTCCATAGCACATTCTTTTCTTTAATTCTTCATCTACTTTAGATCTTTCCCAATATTCTCCATGTTTATTTTGAAGCCACTCAAAGAAAGAAACACAAACTCCGCCAGCGTTTGCAAGTATATCTGGAACTATAATTATCCCTTTGTTTTCTAATATCTGATTTGCCTCAACTGTAGTTGGTCCGTTGGCCATTTCAAAAACCATTCGAGCCTTCACCGAATCGGCATTTTCTTTTGTTATCACATCCTCAATTGCGGCAGGAACCAAAATGTCACATTCTAAAGAAATCAATTCTTCATTAGAGATTTTAGTTCCTTGACCCCATTCTTTTTCTTCTGATTTTTCTAAAGCTTGCTTGCAGGCAGAAATGTCAAGTCCATTTGGATCGTGTACCCCTCCAAACTGATTAGATGCAGCAATTACTTTTATTCCATTTCTGGAGCATTTTTCCGCAAACCAATATCCTACGTTTCCAAATCCTTGAATTGCTATTTTTAAGTCTTGTTTTACGGGTAAATTTATTTTATCTAAATAGTTATCCATCAGGTGCTCTAGTACGTAGTATCCTCCGTAGCCAGTAGCAGAATCTCTGCCCTCTATTCCTCCTAAAGCAACAGGCTTGCCAGTGATTATTGCTCTTGGATTCCCTCCTTTAATTCTTCTGTACTCAGAGTACATCCATCCCATAACACGTTCGTTGGTTCCTAAATCTGGTGCAGGAATATCTTCATCAGGACCAATAAAATCTCTAAACGCACTGATGTATGCCTTGCTAATTCTTTCCAACTCACGATGTGAAAGCGAGTTTGGATCAATGGAAACGCCGCCCTTAGCTCCTCCAAAAGGAACTTTTAGAGCGGCGCATTTAAACGTCATCCAGAAACTTAAAGCTTCGACATGATCTCTGTCCACATGAGGGTGAAATCTTATGCCGCCCTTAGTTGGACCCATCGTTGAATCATATTGACACCTAAATGCTTTATACATCTTCAAGGTTCCGTCATCGTGCCTCATTGGGATTGAAACTTGAAGAGTTCTTTGAGGATATTGTAAACGCAGCCTACTTTCAGGGTCTATGTTTGCGAACTCAACAGCTTTACTTAAATAAGACTTTGCTCCTTCTAACAAAGACATATACACCACCTCGCTTTATTTTAGTGTTTAATTCTTATTAATCTTCTATCCATCCTTTAAAAGATTCTTCTCCTTTATACCCTATTCCGTGTTTGACTATTTTCTCATTTTTATCTACTATGAAATAGTTTGGAATTCCCGAAACATTATACTTTCTACGAAGCTCTATTTCTTTAGATGCATCCGCATAGTAAACGACGTACTCAGATAAAATACTTTTCACATCATCATCTGACAAAGTATTTTCTTTCATTTTTACACACCAATGACAGGTTTCTGTTGAAAAGAATAAAAATATTTTTTTGTTTTGTTCTTTTGCCATTTTTAGAGCCTCTTCGTAAGATTCTGGATTTTTATCCATCGGCTCTTGTGGCTCTATTTGAGGCTTTGGCTCTATTTGAGGCTTTGGCTCTATTTGAGGCTTTGGCTCTATTTGAGGATTTGGCTCTATTTGAGGCTCATCTTGCGAACCTCCCCAGCTTTGCCATTTGTCAAGCAGGTTGTTTTTTTTATTGTTTTGATAGGCAAATGCTATCGAACCCATTAATAGCATTATTAATGTTAAAGATATAAGTCTATTCATTTTTGATTCCTTTCATCCTAAATAAATGTATGAATATATTAAAAACAACTATAACGACTTTTTTAGTATTGATTTTGTCGTCACCATTATCTAGTGAAGAACCAGACAAATTGCTTCACAATAAATGCTTGTATCCGGCTGTCACACTGAAGCCATCGCAAGGTGGCGGAAACGGATCTGCGATAATTGTAAGAAGTGAAAAAGTAGGAGAAGAGTGGAGAAATGTCGCACTTTCAGTTGCACACGTCCACTCGCCACAGCCACATGTTGTCAGAGTCTATGAATATGAAAACTGGAGTACTGTCAAGGGCTTTAAAGATTACCCAGCTATTTTTTACAGAATGGATAAATCCAAAGATACAGCAGTTGTCTTGTTTACGTCTGAAAAAGAAATGCCGGTAGCTGATTTGTCATTTGAAAAAAATTACTATATTGGAAACAAAATCACCAGAGTTGGCAGTGGCTTAGGAGAAGAGCCACGAGTTGAAACTGGAATAATAAATTCATTATCTTCTCTAAATGAAGGAAATGTAAATGGAACAATTAGATATTCTGCTGGTACTGTGCCTGGCGATAGCGGTGGTGGTTTATTTCATGAAAACAAGCTAATTGGCATGATTCAAGCAATCAGGGTCAATTCAGGAATGATACCGCAACAGGTTTACCATATGGCGTTTGCAGTTCCATTATCTAGGTTCAAAAAATGGAACAAAGAACTAAATAGTGTAATAGATTTTGCGTTTAATAAAGAAGAAAAAATGCCAGTTGTACCATTCTTTTATGTAGAGATGGAGCATAAGCAATTTAACAAGCACATAACACCAATTAATTTTTGGGATAAATAAATGAAAAAATTTGAAAATTATTGTTTCGAAAGAGACCTTAGAAAAAGCATAAATGAATTAGCGGTTGTAGTTTGCGAATCTGGTATGCCTGTAGAGATCGTCATTGAAGACTTGCAACACTTTATGACTTTGGATGTAGACCTGCAAGAGCAAGCAATCTCGGAATTAGAATTGATAAACGAGGCTTGGTGGGGCGGTAAAAAAGATCCAACTTCCGACGCTGATGCAAAGCAGCAGCAAAAGGACCAAAGGGCTATGCAGGCAGGTCTGAAAAGAGATTCCAAAACTCAAGCTGCACAGCAAAAAACAGGAATGATGAAGGCGCAAAATAGAGCCGACTGGGCTGGAGGCAAGCTCAAGCAAGGTGCTGCATCAATTGGGGCAACTAGAGACGATGGGACTGGCTGGGCGCAAAAAAACGGCATGCTTGGTAATGCATGGAGAGGGATTAAAGGGTGGCTTGGGAATAAAGGTCAAGGTCAACAACAAGACCAAGACCAAGGTCAAGGTCAACCACAAGGTCAAGGTCAACCACAAGCTCAAGGCCAACAACAACCACAACAACAACAACAACAACAACAACAAGGTCAAAGTCAAATTACAGCAGATCAGCTAGAAAAGGCTATATTTCCTCACATGACGAACAGAATGGGAGCATCACCAGAGCTTCTTAAAGCGATAGATGTTGTTAAAAATGCATTAAAGGTGAAAAAATGAAAAGTTTTTATGAATTATCAGAAATGATCAACGAAAACACTCGTAACACGATGAAGCACGATTCCTAAAACTTCCAACAAGATTTTTCCTGTTTTTGTGCGGAATGTACATCGGCTGTTCTTCCTCTATGATGTCCGTGAATACCTGTAAATTTATCACATTCCTCAAACGGCTCATCTTTCATTTTTTCTACAGTTTCATTTACAATTTTCATCCTATTTCCCATATCATCTTTAATTAAATTATCGTCTTTATTAGGTTTTAATTCATTTGGTATAAAGTTATTAAATTCATTAAATATATAATCGATTACATCCTTAATACTGTTATCAGTTGCAAGTAATTTATCATAATTAATTACTAATACATTTGATTTTTTTTTATATTCATTATTTATTTCTTTTTGCACTTTTCTATCATTACGTTCACTCATAACAAAGAATAATTTATATTGGGGATATTTATTTTCTAAATCAATAATATTTAAATCATGTGTTTTAATTATTGAGAATTTATGTATTAATTCATCAAAGATGTTGTAATTAGCATAGTGTATTCTTTCTTGTGGAGATATAAACCCGTGTATTAAATTCAACAATAAGGTAGAACCCGTATGTGGAGGACTTGATTGAATTATTTTAATCATATGCTTTATAATATTTATTACACGACTTGCGATATCAAATCTGCGGCTAAGTCTGCATCTTGAACAGAGAAGTCAAGGTGTGGCCTTAGCCTGATGGAATCTGATCCACAAGAAAGCACAAACATACCTTTGTCAAATAAATCTGAAATCACTTGATCACGATTTGGATGGTCAAATGCAATCCAAAGTCCTTTCCCTCTTGCATTATCCAACCCCATTGCTTCCAGTCTTGAAAGAAGATGATTTCCAACTGATTTTGCGTTGTTTACTAAATCATCCTCTTCTATTATTTCCAAGTACATGGTTGAGCGAACCATGTCAACAATGTTTCCTCCCCACGTAGAGTTGATTCTACTTGGAACTGTGAACACATTGTTTTTTTCTGTGGTTATTCTGTCACTTGCTGCGAACCCGCATGTTTGCATCTTCTTCCCAAAAGATATCATGTCTGGAACTACGGAGAAGTTTTGATATGCCCAAAATTCTCCTGTAAGCCCAACCCCAGTTTGAACTTCATCAAAGATCAACATCGCTTCATATTGATCAGCCAGTTGTCTCAGTCCCACTAAATATTCGTCACGGAAGTGGTTGTCTCCACCTTCTCCTTGGATGGGTTCGATTATAATCGCCGCCACGTTTCTATTTTTCAAAGCAGCTTCAGCTTGATCTAAAGATGTCTTTTCCCTTCTTTCTAGATCGCTCAAATAATTTGCATCATCTAATATAGGGAAATTAATTTTAGGATTAAGAATTCTTGTCCATTCAAATTTTGGATAGCCATCAACTTTTGGATTATCAGGATCGCCATTGTTTGTCAAAGACATAGTGTATCCACTTCTTCCATGGAAACAGTTTTCGAGATGGATTACATCCATATCTTCCTTGCCATACTTTTGGTATTTCCAATCAAAGGCAGCTTTTAATGCATTCTCTACACCCAATGCTCCTCCGCTTACATAAAAATGATATGGATGATCAGGTGTGAACTCTGCAAATTTTTCAACAAACTCAACATACTCTTTGGTATACATGTCGCTATTTGCTACTTTGCTAATTGCGGCATCAAGCAGTCTGTCCTTTTGGGCAACGACTTTTGGATGATTCCAACCAAGTGGTTGAGAAGCAAATTGACTAAAGCAATCCATGTATTGCTTTCCAGTTTCTTCGTCTACGATCCAACTGCCTTGAGATTTTTTTAAATCAATTACAACTGCATTTTCGTCAACAAGAATATGCTTCTTTAGTCTGTCTGCTATCTTCATTGTTATTCCTTTGAATATTTGTTTTTGTATTTCTTAAAAGTCATTGTTTCGATATATTTGTAGCAACATATTTGCTTCTTCAATGAGTTGGAAGAAAATTTATAAACAGCTACCTTTTCGTCAGGAGAACATCCTGTGCATTGCTCTAAAAATCTAGTTCCTAAATTCTTGTTTGGCTTTTTTTTGCTAATTCTTTCAATCCATATTTCTGGAGGGTCCTCGTCATTGATTGACATTACGGTTCCTCTGTAGCCATCAAGCGGGCCGCCAAACAGTTCAGTTAAAAATTCGTATCCGTAACCTGATACTTCGTTCATTTTAAATCCATCCTACTTTTATTGCTTGTTTTATTTCTAATGCTGTTACTTTTCTTCCTAAAACTTCTCCAACACTTTCTGTATAATGTTTTTCAATGTCCTTTTGTATTTCTTTGAAAAAGGATGGACCCATACTTTTAGCATCCATCAGCGAAGTAATATCCACTGTCCAGTCTAGCTTTTCGCCGTCTATAAAAACACCTTTTTCTACTGTTCCGTCTTCCCTTTTGCGTCCTTTAACTTCGAACCTTCTCATAGGCGTTCCATCTGGATACATTGGAATGCTGTCTTTTGGAATTATTCCTAGCCACTTTCCTTCTTTATTCTTTTTTGCAAAGCTTAATTCACTAACTTTTGAATCCATTCCGCAATTAGTACACCCTGCGTAATCGTGTTCCCAGCCACTTGGAACTACGAAAGGAATCCCACAATTTAGGCAGTTGTAGGTGTTTTTATCATTTTCTGTGTTTTCTGTCATAATATTTATAATAGTTTTAGATCTATATATTTGAAACATAGAATAGAGAACATTTATGCATACTTTTGAAAATTGGCTAATCGAAGAGTCATCAGTTTCTGATTTGTACCAGAGCACTGTTGAAGCTTTTCCAACTACAACGAAAAGACAACATGCGACTCAGCCAATTCAAATCTCTAATTTATACTTAAGTCCTTATAAAGGAGTTAGAACTTTATTTATGCGATCTCTCGCACAAAATGAAGGAAGAGAATACTCTCCAATCATTCTCTTTAAGAATGTACAATATGAAGATTCTGCTTCTTCAAAAACGTTGAAACTGAAAACAGAAACAGGAAATTTTAACATTAATCCTCTTAGCATGAGCCAAGATGTGGTTCTAAGGTGTAATTGCAATGATTTCAAATGGAGATTTAACTACACAGATCATTTAAATAAATCTCTATATGGAAGAAAAGCAAGAAAATATGAGGCTGAATTCAATCCTGGATCTAGTAACCCAAAGAAGATGCCTGGTATGTGCAAGCATCTCATAAAGATGGTAGAAGTGCTTTCTAATTCTGGGATAATTAGAGATTGATCTAAAAAGGATCGTACTTCTGGGAAAGTGATCCCTTTTCAATAGAATCTATTGCATAACGATACTCTTCTTCAGACTTTTTTAGGTTTTTGTACTCGGCAGGTTTGTGATTGAGGAGTTTGTTGACATCTTGAGAATTAGCATCGGCAGCATATGCTTGTTCTAATCCTGGAGTTTCTAGTTCTATCTTTTTGATTTTATCTTCAACTTGCTTTAACTCTTTTTGCAACTGGGGCAAATATGTTTTTCCTTTTTCGCCCAATTTATAAAGATTGTTGTGTAAGCTTTGATACCCCATTGAACGACCTCCAAGGCCAAACCCTTCTTCTCCACGGAATTTCAAGTATTTATCTACGAATCCATTTGCTGCCGGATTGTTTGCTTGAACCAAAGCATTTGCAAAGCTCTGAAGAATTCTCCCTTCAAAATTTTCAGAACCAATTACTTGACCCATCTGTCCGCCAATCATTTTTCGCTTGTTGCTTTTTTCTGTTTGGCTCTTTATTGGTCTCTCATTCAACTTTTCTGCTAGTTCGTAAATCTTCTTAACGATTTCATTAGGGATGGGTCTGAAGGCAGAAAGCTGATCAGCTATGTCGTTATAATGACCGAGTAGTGTGTAAGGACTATCGCCCATTCGTTTATCATCTTTTTTTGGAGGATACTCCAGCCCGTCTAAAACTTCTTTATAGATATTTTTTTTCAATTGTTCAGCCACTTCAGGAGAAAGTTTGTCAATTGATCTGACTAATGCTTTCTTTGATTTGGCTACCATTGATTTTGTTAGATCTTCAACTTCTATTAGTTCTGGATGTCTAAGTAAATGACTCTCGTAACTGGGAACCCATACTGAATCTCCTTTTCTGTTTTTAAGAAATTCATGAAGTCTTTTTATAGACTCGGAATCAAGAGACTTTTCTTTATCTAGTTGTTCTATTTTTTCCAACGCATATTTACTATCCGGCCTCCATGGATCTGTCAACTTCCACAAATCCTCGATTTTGTCAGAAGAAATGTATTCTCCATCTGGATCGTAGGTGTCTGAGTATTCGGCACCTTTTAACTGATACAACCCTGCTTTGATTTCTCCTTGTTTGGACTCTACCCATTTTTCTACTTCTTCAGCGAATCCAGGAACTTCCCATCCATAAATTTTTGACTCTACAACTGCTACCGACATTCCATGCTTTGATCCGCCGCCAATTCTTTTACTGTCAAACCTTCTTACCAGCACTCTGGCTTTTGGGTTTTTTATTTCTTTGTCATCTGGCTCAATTAAATATGCTATAAATCCGCCATCTTTCACTTCGCAATATACTTTAGAAGTGTTATCTTTTCCTATTTCCATACATGATTTCCAATCTCTACCTGTGCTCATGTTTTCTATATCTTCTGGTTTTTTAGAAATTGCAATTAAATACTTTTTAGATTTACCAGAGCCGGTTCTCGAAGGAGATGCTTCAAACCAATTTATAATATCGTCGTAATATTGATTATTGCGTTTGAATCGTTTTTGATATCTTCTTTGAGATATATTTTGATTGTTTAATTCATTTTCAAGACTTTTTTGATCTTGGTTTTTTATTTGATCTAAAATTCCACGAATTTTGTAAACGTTCTTTTTTGATTCATCTATGCCAAATTTATTTGAAATAGCTTTTTTAATTTTTTCAGGAGGTAAGTTT